AAGGTGTTGCCTGCGGAGTCAAGGACAGGCCACTCGCCCATGTCTCGATGCTGGAGACCAGTGATCTTACCCTTCGGGAAGGTCACGTGAGCGGTATCGTTGCCCCATACGTGGATCCAGAGAGAGGTATTGGTCGAGCCAGTGCCTTGGCCATCGAGGACGTTATTCGCTGTCGCTGAGTTCGAGGTGTTGACGGTCGAATAGCGAGGAGCAAGGCCAGTGAAGCGCTCAGGGTTGATGCCTTGATTGCCATAGATAAGCGTCGCCGCGACCTGCTGGGACATGCCTTCCAAGAAGGCCATAACCTCGGAAAGACGAAACTCTTGGGTATTGCCGTTAAGGTCCGCGATGTCCTTATCGATGACGGAGTAGGTTTCGAGGTTTCCGCATGCGTCGACGACTTGAGCGGTGGTGGACTTAGCGTTCGGTACGCCTTGGTTAAGCAAGCGCCAAGTGGCTTGGGGCAAGCCGGTCCGAATCGTGGTCTTGTGTCCGGTGGGTAGGTTTCCCTCGATGACGTACATGTCTTCAAGGATTTCGTTTGTTTGGGAAAGCAACTCGATGATCGTGGCGATCTTATAGCCGTCGTCAAGTCGCTTGGCCCAATCCGCGTAAGTTATCGCAGTGGTACCGATGACTGCCATGGGTTAAGCTCCAGAAGGAAGGGAGGGATATAGTGCTGCGCCAGGGGATGGTCGACGATTGGCTTCCGCCGAAGGTCGTCCCTGAACGTACGTAGTCCCCTCTGTTACTTTGCTGGCCAAGGCATGTAGGACCTTAACAAAGGCGGGGTTATCCCCAGCGCCGGTAAGTTCCATTGCGTCCTTGAAGTCGGCAACCAACTTAGGGTTTTGCAAGCCGTCGAGGGCTCGATTCACGGTCACGACGAGAGGACTGTCGGGGCCGAAATTACCATCCGAGCCTACGAGTTTGCCAAGGTTCGGGTCGGATTTGATTCCCTCGCGCCAGTCAGATCGAGTTTTCATCCAGGTGTCGATCGAGGCCTTCGAGGACTTAATAGAGTTCTCGTTGAAGAAGTCCACGAGCTTCTGCGCGGCTTCTTGAGGGAGGTTAAGCTCTTTGAAGATCTTCGAGCCGGCCTCAGAAATGGTAGGATCGAGCTTATGGCCATCGGGTAGCTTCCAAGGCTCGTAAGCTTCTGGCGCGCCAACCTTAACCTCAGTCGTCTTAGTAGATGAATCTTCCGTTTTGGCCGCATTATCTCCAACGGTAAGTGCGTCATTCTTCTGGTCCGTCACCGCTCCCAATCCAGCGCCCAGCGCTGTCGTAGTTGCGCTCGTCGTCGTGGTCGGATCGGTCGTGACTATCGTCTCTTCGTTCGCCATTTGCTTCTCTCATCATCTGAATGTAAGCGTCTGGGCAGGCTCGCATGATATCCGCAAGAAGCTCAAGCCCGACGCTTCGTTGGCCCTTTTGGAAATAGGTGATATACGGATTTGGATCACAAGACTCGTGAAGAATAGCATAGGACTCGAGCTTTGCGTGTATCCAAGCCCGACCTGCCGGTGCGCCCATAATGGATTGGACGACCGAATCGTCCTGCGCAGAGCGAGCTTTTGCAGCCTTGATTGCGCGACGTTGCGCTCGGAGTTCTTCGGAGGAGAGGTAGTCATCCATCAATCATCCTCAACGAGGCTTCTTTGATTCGCTCAGTCCGCTCGGTCCAATCCTTGCCGAAGTATTGGAAGGCTTTCATTTCTTCGTAGATCTTAAGTCGACTGGCTGCGAAGGCAACAACGGCTTCGCGAGGAGAGATTCGATTAACCGCAGAGGACGTCACAGGTCCCCATTCACCATCGACGACAAGGCCGAGCGAGTGCTGAAGGATCTTAATGGCCTCGAATGTTCCTTCGTTCACTGAGGCGTCGAAGAACGAAAGGTCAAGGCCAGCAGGAAGGCGTGGACAATGACGAAGCCAATACCAGTTAAAGTAGATCTGCTGGCCTTCGTCGAGGGAGATATTTCGGACAAATTGAACATGCTCGCCATGGACCTTGCGGAAATGATCGTATTCGCGCTGGATTATCCCACACATGGTAGCACCACCTGTGTCGTGTGGAGAGTTAGAGAAGCATCGCGAAGATGACCAGTCCGCAGGATGATGGTACCAATCGCCGTTTTCTTCGCGGAGGATGAGAGGCCAGCAAAGATCGAATCGAGTCATGCAGCCGCCCCCATCGACGGGCCAGTACGACCCATCATTGCGTCAAGCGCTGATTGGCCCTGACCAATTTGGATCTGCGAAGCGTCAAGGCCGGCCTTAGCGAGTCCTGGCGCGGACTCTACCGCTTGCTGCTTCGCTTGTTGTTGCTGGCGCTGAGCGCGGATTTGAGCAACTTCTTGATCAGATCGCATAAGGCGAGGATCATTGTTGATCAGGAAGTTATAGCGATCAATCGCGAAGTCGATGTTGATCTTGTCCACTGCCGCAGGATCCATTGGGCCAAGAGCCTCGACGAACTTAAGAATTCCTTCAATCCCTGCGGTTTGTGCGGCTTGCTGCGCGAGGGAGAGCATCGAGATGTATTGGACGTTCAGCTCTTGGCCTTGGATCTCGGCGGGTGCAGGAGGGAGTATACCTGCGCGAGCAGCAATGCCGAAGGTTCGATCGATGGCTCGACTAAGGAGTTCAAGTTGTAGGCGGTGGATGACTGGACCAAGCATGATAAACGACTCAGCTCGGCGAACGTTAATCTCTTGTGCGGTGACGTTTGATCGGGTTTGGTATTGGGAGATTGTCTGGAAGAGGTCATTGTAAAAGATCTGCTTTGTGCGTCCACGGATAAGCTCAAGGTTCTCGTTCATCGCACCAAGCTCGATACGATGATCGTAAATACTCCTCATTCCTCCACCAGTGCTGCTCAAGAGTCCTGCAATAAAGGTAACGCCCCCAGGGATAAGTGCAGCTGGTTGGTTCTTTAGCTGGAGGTCGGCTTGGAGAGGCGGGTTTACTTGCTTGTCTATTCCTTGGGCTTGGCGTCGGACTTGGAGCTGGAGCTGCTTACAGTCAGGTAAGGCGTCCATCGCCGGACTACGACCGTACGCATCATTAGCGACTGTATCCCATCGAGGAGTGATGTGCGGAGCTTCGTAAAATCCTCGTCGCTCAAGAAGTCCGGGGGCAAAGGAACTTCCGCCCTGAGGACTAGCTGATCCTCCCCACTCCCAATACACCTCTCTATACTTAAAGTTGCTCGGAACCCCGTACTTTCGCGACTCGTAGTTTGGTTCAATTGCATGAGCTACGATTACCTCTCGAGTGAGGCCGGAGCCTTGGTTACGGTATAGGGAGGCGACGGACGGACTTACGTTCTCAAGCCCCCATCGCTCCACCACTTGCTGGACGGTGTAGGTAAACTCCCTGTAGAACACGTCCACCATATTAAGCTGAGCGTTGACGTCCGCGTAGAACTCGCCGTAGCAGGGGTTGACGCAATTGATGACATTGCGAAAGTCCTCGTAGATAAGCATCGAGCCGGTGCCGAAGATGACAAGGTCGAAGTAGAGGATTGCGAGGGATTGATAAAAGTTAGATTCTTGGAAGATCTGAAAGAGAATTTCTTCGACAAGCCGGAGCCAAATCGCTACAGGGGAAGTTCCAGTTGAGTTGGTTCGACCAAAGGCGAGGCGGAACCAGGGAGCGGTAGGGTTGGAGACTCCATACATAATTCCAGCAGCAAGATTTCTGGCGGCGATGGTTGGAGTTGAATCGAGTATATGTTGATTGATCGGACTCCCACGGCCCATCTGATTAGGAGTGATGAGCCACTTGTAACGTCGGGGCAAGAAGAAGTCTGCAAGCTCTCGTCCATGGACCCACCAGGAATAGCGGTTAATTCGAAGGCCTAAAAGGCGTTGCTCAATGTGGCGACGAAGGGCAAGCTCGAAGTCATCAGGAATTCTGAGGCCAAAAGCTTTGGCTTGCTCTTGCGTGCCGAAGTTGATGACGTTACCGGCTGCCACCCGAAACTCCTAAAGAATCTCCGAAGTCTTTCTCGAGCTTCGCTCGAGTGTCTTTCTCGTCTGACGGGATAGGTTCAGCGAGTTTGTTCTTCATCTGGCCGAAAACTGATCGACCACGAGACTGCACGTCAATCGGAAGATTCCGCGTCTCGCCAGCAAAGCGTTCGTCGAACGAAGGCACACGACCAAGTTTCTCCATCTGGGCAAGAGCCATCCAAAGGTCGGTCTCGGATGGCTGGGCGGAAGATCGACGGGAATCTTTTGGGACAGTAGGCATTACCAGACTTGGCCTTCTTTAACACAACCAGCGGCTGAGACGGCATCTTCGGTGAACAAGGCTAAGGCCACGCAAGCACAGCAAAGGCCAAGGACGACAAGAACGACAAAGAGTGCGATTACCATACCTTGCCTCCCAAGGGACTCTCGCAGCCTCGCTTGGAGTCGTCTTTCGGCTTCAGCTGCTTTGGCGCGCGAAGGTCGAGATCAGCCATCCGGCGGTGCCAAGCGTCAACGAGAGGTTGGCCAGCAGAGGCGAGATCGAGGGCGGATTTGGCTTGGTCGAGAGGTTGGGTCATTGAAAGAATCTCCGACAGTATTCTTCGTAAGTGATCCGCTTCGGGCCCCTACGAAACTTGAGGGTTTTGAGGATTGAGTTGATCTGAGCGTAAAGCTTCCACATGGCTATTGTCCTAAAAGGGTCTTCATGCCGGTGTTCGTCGGGTTGGTCTGGCCAAGGATCGTTGAGCTAAAGCCTTGAAGAGGAGCGACTTGAGCGCCTGAGCGCTGGGCTCCTTGAGAAGGGGCTTGGCTGCCGAGGAGTGGAGGATTCGCCGGGGGTAGAGGAGCCTGCGGGGTCGGAGGAGTTGGCATGGAGATCACGATAAACCTCCTAGGCCGCCCGAGTCGAGAGGAAGGCAAGTCTCTCGCTCAGGCTCTAGGCCGCGAATGCTATGCTGATGCTGCATTTGCACTCCTTGATCTGTTGGAGGGATCAAGGTCTCGAGCCGACCTCCTAAGGCCACCTCCGGACTCGGTCGAGGATCGCTGGTGGAGACGTCGGAGGCCACGCGCCAGGATTCGTTTCTCCGCAGGGTTCAATCGCTCAGGCTGGCGCTTGAGGGCCCCAGCGAATAGCCTTTTGAAGTTTCGATCGAACGCGCCTGGATCGGCAAGCTCGCGGAGATAATACGCTATGGCCCTTGGGTTATCCCCGAAGGCTCGGTTAGCGTAAGCGACGATGACGTCATCTATCATGAAAGCTCCATCGGATTGTAATCGTTCTTCGAAAGAAACTCGTATGGATGGTATTCAGATTGCGAAGGCTCCTGCACGGGATAGCCGCCGAAACGAACAGGCTTGGGCTCAATTGGGAAAGCGAAAGTCGTGGCCAACGCGTCTATGTCGTCAGGGCTGGGCTTACCCTCACGCATCATAACCTCCTTCGAGGTCAGGATGATTTCGTCTTTCGGATTAAACGTGTAGGTGATCGAGAGAAGCTGCTGACGAATCTCGGGCTCATTAGGCAACGCCCCGGATCGCATCCAAGCGCGAAGGCTCCCGTACATCTCCGCGCGTTTATTCGCGTAGGCTTCGCCTTGAGTATCATGCTCGGAGAACTTCGAAGGCTTGCCGCCGAACTGAACGTCAAAGCAATGCAGCTGCATATGGCGGACTTGGTCGACCACCCCGCCGCCAACGCCACCTCCATCGATTAGGATTCCATCAGCTCGGAGGTCGCGAGAGGCTTCGGAGATCTTCTGAGCCAGATCCACTGTGCTGATACCTTGGAAACGCTGCCGGGAGATAGATCGAGCGTCTCGGCCACGGCGGGGGAAGATGACGCTAAAATTGGTACCAAATCGTGCGACATCCACTCCAAGCGCAAGAGCGCCGAACGGCTCGACTTCTCGCTGCATTGCTTCGTCAACTTCTCTCGCATTGAAGAACTCCATCTCGCCTTGCGCCGGGGGCTGACCGAGGACTCGGATTTTCACAAAGTCCGAATCGATCCCGTAATGCGCGATCCACTGGGCGATCTGGGCTTTGTTCGTGAAGCTTACTTCTCGAGAGTCCACGCATCGCGTGCGCCAAAAGGTCTGCGATTCGTCGAAGCAAGCGCGGAATCGGCCAGTGCCGCGGGTTATATTCCCAAAGATCGCCCAGATGATCTCCGTGTCCGCGTCAGTCAGCGCGCCTTCGGACACGTCGAAGATGATATCCGGAATCGCCGAGGCTTCGTCGAAGATCAGAAGAATCCGCTTGCCTTGGTTATGCAAGCCTTGGAATGCTTCGGTGTTGCGCTCGCTCCATGGGATCTGATCGATCCGCCAGGTCCGTTCGAGATCGCGATTCGCCGGCAAGAGCGCGGTTGGCGTCAGCCGAAAGAGGTCCTTCGCGATGAATAGGTTATACCACTTCCCAAGCTCCGCCCAAGTTTTCGTCCGGAGCTGGTTCTCTGTGTTCGCCGTGACGACGCCTTTGGTGTCAGGTATCGTCGACATGGCCCAAAGGATCAACCAGCTAACGCAAGCGGACTTGCCTACCCCATGGCCGGAGCCTGTCGCTTGACGAATGGCCATACCAAGAGGCAGTCCGTCGCGGATGTCTTCGAGGAGTTTCGTTTGCCAAGGCTCAGGGCCGAGCGCACGAAGAGCCGAAGAGTTCCACGGGAACGCCCAGAGGACGAAGGCCAGGGGATCGGATTCGAGGGAAACGAGGGATTCTTCGATCGTCAAGGCAAAAGAGTCCCTGAAGTAGGCCACAATTGGTCTTGCGCTCTTCGTGCTGAGGCCTCTGCTTCGTTTTCAGCAAAACACCCTGGCTGACCTTTCCTAGGATTATTACAGCCTTGATTGACAAACTCTTTATGCGCGCGTTTGCATATAGAACATATTGACATTAGAATCTCCTCAAAGAGCGAGCCATCCAACCCCATAGATATACATGTCCGCGAAGGCTCTAACGATCTCGTCTTTCATAGCCGCAAAGTGGTCGTTGACAATCTCGCCCCAAGCCAAAAGCATTTCTGGCGCTAAATCGGCCTCGGTGCTAAGGCTCACGTTGTCGAGGGAAACGATTGTAGTCATCCCCGCCTCACGAAATCAACCACTTTCCCCGCCGCGCGAGCCTCGTCAAGCCCGACAAGTCGCTTCTTCGCTTGCTCCATTCGAGACTTAAGATCGAGATTGATGTTCACCTGCACGCTTTGCTTGCCAAGCCCGGTGCGATCGGACGAGTCGGCGCTAAGCGCGATGAGATCTTTGATGGAGAACTTATCCGGCTCGGCCTCGATCAGCTCGAGGAGTTCCTCGTCAGCGAGAGTCCGAAGCCGCCGTTTGAGCAGAATCGCGTACTCAACCTCGGAGATAATCTCCTCGGAGCTTTCCTTCTCGTATTGCGCCACAAGCTCCGCGTTCGCCGGCGACCCGAGCCAATTGCGGATAGTCGCCGGCGTCCGATTGACAAGCGCCGCGATCTCCGGCGGCTTCATTCCCTTCGCGTATAGCCTCGCCACGAGGTGATGGACCTCACGAATCTTCGCCACAGCGCCCTTCGGCCTGCCGCGAGGACGGACTTCAGCTTCGGTCAGAGATCTAATCTCCATTGTCCTTAATCCAAAAGAAGGCCAGGATCGCTAACGAGACCACAAGGCCTTCGATGATCCCTAGCTGTATCGGCGTCATCTCGTCTTCCCTCTTCCCCGATCGAATTTCCATCTTCCACCAAAAGTTTCCACAACAGATTCGGCTCCGCCATGTCCTTAATCATCGCCTCTCGAATCGAAATCCCGCCTTTGATCGGGAACCGATGCACGATCCACTTCTTCCCGTCCTTATTCCGCTTGCGCGGCTCGACGCACTTCGCGTGGAACGCTTTCATCCCTCACCTTCCTCTCGGCTTTCGCCGCCGCGCTCTGCGCTTGACTCGCGACGGCCTTCTTGCGAAGCCAATCCTCGTCCTTCCGACCAATCTCGACCCGCATAGATTCCTCCTATTCTCCCTTATCTTACCATATTTATATTTTTTGTCAAGATGGTTCCCACCAGGGCTAACCTCGGCTTTTAGGGTTATTATTTTATATGGGGTTATATTTTGCGCCCAACACCCCTGGCCTGGCCTGGCTTGTCGCTTTTAGCCCCCGGGTGGCCCGAAGGCTCTCCCTAAGCCCTTGAGCGAGCTAGCGAATCTCCGATGGCCTGAGTCAAATGGCCGCAGCAAGTTAGGCTTGTTCGATAAACCATTCGAGCGCATTTTCGATCCGATCGGAACTAGTATCGGAGGGATCAATGAAACTAGCGCTCAATACTATCGCCGTACTCGGCGCAATCGTCGTCATGTGGATCGCTGGCGCGCGGATCGGCCAGTGGGAGCGGGCGCACGGCTATCCATTCGGGCAAATGTGCAACAGCGTGTTCACTGGTTGGGTCAACACTTGCCCGTAAGCATCGCCGAGGATAGCGCGCAATCAGCAATTCCCCAAGCGAGCATCAGGGTATCACGCCTTGCCCTGATGCTCCCTGGTAATCCCTGGTTCTGCCCTGGTAGGTCCCTGGTTTCTCTGGTTTCTCTCATTTCCTGTAAAAGCCCCAAAGTGCACCGGTACGTGCCGGTAATGCCTCAGGACTACAAACTATCACTTCTAAAAAAAAAAAAAATTCGAGAGAGAGAGAAGAGAGACACGAGCAAGCTCAGACGTCTCATCTCTCCCCCTAGCACCTTTAGCCCTTTAAGGGAAATCAGGGAAATGAGGGAAAATCAGGGATGCACCAGGGGAAATGAGGGATAGGGAGGGGGAAGATTGAGTAAGCGTGGGTTGAGGTAGCGTCAGTTGGGTGAGCTAACGCCAACTTGAGCGCGAGAATTGATTGAGGTAGCGTCAGTCATGCGAACGATTGAGGTAGCGTCAGCTGGACGGAGAGTTCACGTTCTGTTCACTGTGGTCATATGTCGCATTGCGCCAGCGCCGGAAAGAGAGTAGGATTGAGCGGTGAAGATGGAGGATTGAGCGATGTGGTTCAGGACGTGTCAGGCTTGCGGGCAAACGCAGACAGGGAGCAAGCCGAAGGATAGCGATGCTTGGCGAAACGTCCAATGCAGAAAGTGCAAGAGCGAAGCGTTGGATTACGGATCGGAGAGTGATCCGAGGGAGCCGAGCGAGGATTACACGGCAGATTAGCAGTCAGAGGGGAGTTAGCGCTCCCCTCTTGCGGCTAATCAAGGCCGGAATGGAGGTAAGGATGACGCAAGGTGAGGCTAACATCGTAAGAAATCTCCGAGCGCAATGCGGTGAGGCTATCGCTAAGTACTCAGATGAAGCCATCGCTAAGGCTTGGCGGGAATTCAGCTGCAGCGATGAATACCCTGATATGGAGAAGTTCCCGCTTTGGATTGAGGAGGGCTGAGTGATGATCGGATTAACCCAAGCGCAATACGCCGCGCTAGCCGCAGAGCTTGACGACGAACTTGCCGCGATTAACGATCTCGCACGGCATGAGGCAAGCGACGAAGAGGTCGAGGCATGGGAAAGGTGGATGAGGGCTAGCAGAGAGTGGAGGTAGCGTCAGGCCCTACCTAAAGGATTGTGTATGATCACGCTCAAAGATGCTAAGGATAAAGCCTTACGATATCGCAACAACAAGCGTAGCAAAGATGTTGTGCAGATGCGAGTTAGAATTCCACATGACTTGTACGACGCGTTGGTCAAAACAAGCGAAGCTGAAGCGCGAAGCCTACACTCAGAGATACTTATGAGGTTGTATCAATCGTACGTGGAGGCGGAGAGATGATTAGCTACCATAAGCTCGGCGGGATCAGATGGATCACCGTAGGACGGTTAGGGAAGGCTTGGGTTAGGCTGGCTTGGTATCGAAAGGGCAAGCCTAAGCCAAGCGCGACTAACGTCGTGAGGCTGGAAAGGAAAGTCGGATGAACGACGGAGAGCTACGGCTACGCGTCCCGGAAGACATGATGAAGAAGCTACACGCGTCGATCCGGAAGTCCCTACGGAGCATCCCTTCGGAGGTTGTCTGGAGATTAAGAGAGAGTTTTGAGCGAGAGGAAAAACGAGATGAAATGGATCAAGGCTGAGTTATCAAGCGTAAAGTCCGAGGCTTGGTATCTCGTCTATGATAACGACGATGGCTGGCGCGACTTCCATCTGCATGTCTTGAGCGGTTATCGAGTCGCGTATAACCTTAGACCTGGAATCATCCTAGGTCGGCCGTTATGGATCGCGGAGATAACTGATCCATGTGGCGAAGCGCCACAAAGCGCCACAAAATAGCCGTATCATTCCATCAGGCGTTGTGCCATACTCCGGATTGTCGCAACGCCTGAAAGGAAAGAGGCAATGATCTTCAACATCGGTGTCAAAGGCACGAAAGAGACTATCGAGATCGATTCGGGATTGATCCCCGATGATATCTCGAACTACGTCTACCAGAAGGGCCTCGAAGCCCTTATCGGCAGAGGCCGGACCAAGCTCGGCAAGGTCGCGGATTACAAGTCCGTCGACGCTTTCGTCGCGGAAGCTACAGCTATCGCGATGAAGCAATACGATGAAATGAAGGCTGGCAAGACCCGCATGGTTGGCGGAACTAAGAAGGCCAAAGGCGCGGACGCAGCGGTGCAGACGGAAATGCTCCGTATCGCCAAGCTTTACGCGAAGGACCAAGTTCGCGCCGCGGGAAATATCAAGGTAAGCAAAGTCTCCGCGGCGGAATGGACTCGGGCTGCGAAGGCTTATATCGAGCAGGACTCGGAGTATTTCCGTAAGGTCGCCGAGGCTAACCTTTCGGCAGCGAAGGAAGTCAAGCCCACGGCGGAGGTTGATCTTTCCTTTATCAAGGAAGACCCGAAGGCAATCGCTAGGGCGAAAGCTGCAGCGGACAAGAAGGCTTCTGCGAAGTCTGCCGAAGCTAAGGGCAAGACTCCCCCTCCCGCTAAGAAAGGCAAGGCTCAGCCTCACGCTAACCACTAAGCGAATCGGGGAGGGGGCAACCTCTCCCCAAAGGAGGAGGCATGCTAACTCGAAACGAGCTAACTAAGATCGGGCTAATCGTTCTCGGCGCCTTGCTTATCGCAGGGCTTATCTACCTCAACGCATAAGGTGTACGTGACATGAACACAATCGAACACACTTCTAACGCACTAGTGACCTTGGAGAATAGCGAAATGATCAGAGAGTTTGCAACGAAGTTCTCTAACATGATCGTTGAAGCTTCTGATCTGGCCAGAGAAGTCCACGCGCTACGGGATAATATGAAGCTTCTTAGCGACCAACTCGCTGTCGCTAATGATGCTGCAGCTAAGGCCATCGAAGATCGAAACGTGGCTTATCGTGATCGGGATCGAGCGAACGAACTCCGCGAACAAGCCGATCATGCTTACGCGCAAGTTAACGCGCAGCGGATGCAAGCCGAGCGGGACCTTACGGACGTGCGGGCGTACTTGTTATCCGCAGAGGCAGTTTGGAAAGCCAATGAGGGCAAACTAGCCGACGCAATCGCCGAGGCCGAACTCTACAAGGGCGAAGCCGAACGACTCACGAAGAACTGGGACGATGCGATAGCGCAAGGAAACCTCAAGGCCGAAGGAGTTAGGGCAGAGAAGGATGCGCTCATTGCCAGCTTACGCTTAGAGGTTTTAGCGCTGAAAGAGGACACGACTTCCGCTCAGGAAATACTCAACGTAAGCGAACAAGATTGCCTCATGCTTCGTAGGATAATAGCCGAGGCAAAGCTCGCTAGCGAAGGCGTTCGGGCAGTGCTTGAAGGCACATTGGCGGCCGAATAAGCGATAAGAATTGACTTGACATCGGTCCTCCATTGTGCGATAATATCCCCGTCGCAATGGAGGACTAACCATGTCTAAGCGAAACAAAGCGAGAAAACAAGAGTTGATAAGATCAATGAAAGGCCTTGAGATACTAACCGAGCCAGATAAGCTAAAGCCAGGGGGAATAACACGGGTTGTTCCGCCTCGCCCTTGGTGGAACACCATCTCGTTTGGGCTAACCTGTGGGATAATCGCTGGCCTTATCTACCTCGTTTAACTTCTCGGCCTGATCGAGTGGCGAAAGTTGCCCGATCGGGTCGATTTTGCTTGACGAAGTGGCGGAATTGTGCTATATTGGTGAAAATGGAGGATTGAATATGAGCGACTTAAGACTTCCAACGCAAATGAGAGTTTGGACGGATAGTACTGGACACACCACTGTGTTCCTAGCAGGCGATAATCCACAACCAGACGGATCAGTTCTCTATCAAAATGCTAAAAATGAAACATGTGAGGTAGAGATATGCATCGATCCAGACCATAAGGCAGCATGGCCATGAGCATCGAATCCTTCGCCCCGATCCCTGAACGACTCCGACTTGCTCCTTCCGGCGATGGCATCCGCGAGGGCTTACCGCAAGACTTCCTCGACAAGCTCCGCGCGATAGTCGCGGAGGAAGTCAGGATGGCCTTGCTTGAAGAGGCAACGCATCGACCCGAGACGGTCATCGCGCGGATTATCCGTGGCTTCACGCTGGAGCAAATCACTTCGCTATGCAAAGCCATGGGCGATCAATCGCTTCGGGACCGGTTAGTTAATTGGGCCGTGAGCCATCTTGACGGAACGCCTTTACCGGAAGATAAGCGGAGAGTGATATGAACAAGTGGGCAGATGCTTACGGCTCCTCATGGTTCCTTCATTACGATGGCCGACCACCTCTCGACGATGACAATGATTACTACTGGAGCGGCAGCGAATGGGTACGTGGAGACGATGACGAGGGAGAGCGATATGAAGGTTCGAATAACCGCAATTTACGAAGTCGAGCTTGAGGCCGACAATATTGATGAGGCCAGAGAATATCTAATTAACGATCCAGAATATTGGCATGATGCCCCGATAAAGATCAAAATTGAAGAGATAACCTAATGGACCTCCCTGATCCTCCCGAAGGCTGGTTTCTCAAAGCTTTAATCATCAACGAAAGAGATAATCCTCCGGTTGGCGAAGCTCAAGGGATTTGGATGGTTCACCTGCGCGGCGATGGCGAGTACGTCTACGGCTACGGAGCTAGCGCGATATACGCCATTCTCGACGCGATCAAGCGAATCGACGAGGGCGACGCTTTCGAAGATCTTTCAGGAATGCAACCCACGAGGATCGATCTCGTAGAAGCGCTTGGGATTACGCCCAAGAAGCAAAGAATTGGAGGTTTCTAATGTACGATTTTGCATGGTTTCTAGTTGTAGCTGGCCTTTCTATGTTCATCGGTTATCATCTCGGATATGCTAATGGCATGCATGATGCAATGGTTGATATGATTAAACGTTTTGGAGTATAATCCTAATGCGAACCTTATGGCTAATCGCGATAGCCCTCGTCTTCTCCTTGATACTAGCGTTAACCTTAAAGCCAGCTCATCCACAAAACTACGCGCCAGGATTTCCACGTTGCGGCGTCACAAGCGACTACTACGGGCGCAGTCGCTTGTACGGCTGCGACGAGTACGGACCCTTCGCTCCTCGACCGTCGCTTCACCCGAACTATCAAGGTTATCGTGGAAATAACTACCCATTCGCTCAAGGCTGGCCACGACAACCATCGCCGAGGCATTTCGACTATCGTGGCAATCCGATGCACCCTGGCGATGCTTACTTTTGGGAGTGGCAATGACAACTTGTAAAGATTGTAAGTTTTACCGCCCGGAAGGCACTTACGGTTTCTGCGTGCGTTGGACATATGGGTACCACCAGCCGCGACCGGTAGGTAATGAGATTATCGTCGAAAACGACGAAGGGTGGGGAGCCATAATGGGACCTGACTTCGGTTGTGTACTTGGAGAAGCCAAATGACCTCACCATGGGCAGAAGGCGACAAAGAGGATGTCAAATGGAACGTCGAACAAACTCAGATTGCGATGGAGATAGTAGAGTTATTAAAAGCGAAGGGTTTATGCACAGCTGATATGGTATCGCTTCTTGTACGATTAACCGGCAGCTTGGTATTATCCACTATAAGACCCAATAAACTAGAATTGGTACGAGAGGAAGTTATTAAAGCATTACGGAGATACCTAACGCCATGACAATCCGACTTCCCTACGAAACCCGCGCCGGCAATCTCTCTGAAGGCGATACCTTCGCGCAGCTTATCGAGTACCTTCGGCTTGCGCAAGAAGCCGCGGCAACGATTGGGCACTACAAGAAAGCCAACGATGATAACCTCCGCGGGCAAGGCTTTCTTGCGATCGCGGAAATGCTCGGACAAGTCTGTGTTAGCGTGACCGATCTTGCGACACGCGGGCTGAGGCAATGATGGAAGATAACCTTACTCGTGAAGGCGCAAATAAGCTCCTCGAGATCGTCAAGGCCAACTCGCCATATACTGACAAGGCCAATTTCCGCGTGCAAGCCGACGTTGGCGGCTACGTTATCCGTTCCGATCTCTTTCGCGGACTTCCGAAGCCGAACGGGAAGGAGATTAAACATGAAGGAGAAGGTGATGACGATACACGATGCTGAGCCCGGCGATATCTACGTGGACGACAGTGGAAAGATTTGGCGGTGCATCTCGATCTGCCCCGAGCCGACCGTCAAGTTCGTGGAGATCGAGCAAACGCAAGGTGCTCAAGCACGCCTAAGCCGCGATGGTGGCGTCAGCGGCTTGATGTGGAAAGGCTGGAGGCGCATCTGGCGCAAGGGAGAATTAACATGATGGAGATGACCGAGCGAGAATGGCCGCGGATTGGGCGATGGATGAGTGGGCAACCAATCATCGGAGAAGTCGGACTGATCGAGCCGCCTGACCGTCACCCATGGTGCAGCTATGTTGTGCTGCCACAATCGGCCGTGCTTCCACAACTTAGCACGTTGGTGATGTTTCGATGGGAATGATCGTCTGTCAATTCTGCGGCAATACTGGCCTCAGGCCAATCGAACGCGGAGGCGCGACAGTGCTTAGGCGCTGTGAGTGTCAGACGCCTACTGTAACAATTCCTCGCGTCGAGTATGATGGCCTTCGTGCGGCAACGATCGAGCGGTGTGCGCAAATAGCAGAATCATACGAAGTAATGACAGCTCGGTTAATTGCCAAAGATATCCGCGCACTCAAGGAGGAACGCAGTTGGTAGAACCAACCGACGAACAATCTTCGATCCTTTCCTGCACCGATTCTAGCGCTAATCTACAGATCGTAGCCTTCGCAGGAACAGGCAAAACCGCCACTTTGCGGATGCTAGCGGAGAAACTCAATGGCCCAATCCTCTATTGCGCGTTTAACAAGCGAATCATCGAAGAAGCCGAAGAACTCAAGGACTTCCCAGGTGAGTGTCGAACTCTTAATTCCATCGGTCACCGAGTATGGGGAAAGACTATTCCAGGAAGGATTACGATCGATGCCAAAAAGACCTACAACATCTTCAAAGAAGTCATCAAAAGCTATCGAGGCGAAGACTCTCGCGCCCTCTGGGACTCTTACGGCGAGATTGCCGAAGCAGTTAGCCTTGCTAAGGCGGCAGGATATATCCCGACAGCAGTTCATAAGCAAGGCAAACGATTGGTTGGAGAAGAATTTTGGGGCCAAACTGACTGCACCGCCTTACTCCAACGGGAGGTCGTTAACAGCATCTTGGCGTTGTCAATACGCGCCGCCTACGAAGGAGGTTGCGATTTTGACGATCAGCTTTACATGCCCGTCTTATTCGGTGGGAGTTTCCCCCGCTTCCCCATAGTGATGGTAGACGAAGAGCAAGACCTTAACGCGGTTAACCACGAGATGGTAAGGAAGCTAACGCGAAGCGGGAGGCTTATCAGTGTCGGAGATCCCTTTCAGAGCATCTATGGGTTTAGAGGGGCTGTCCAAGATGGAATGGAGCGAAACCACAAGCGCTTTGACATGGAAAGTCGAACCCTTTCCGTCTCCTTCCGCTGTCCTTCCGAGGTCGTCCTCAACGCCCGCTGGCGAGTGCCGGAGTTCAAGTGGTGGCGTAGCGGAGGAAGGGTTGAGCAACTACACCAACTGGTTAGTGCTAGCATACCAGATGGAAGTGCCATCATCTGCCGGAATAATGCTCCCTTATTCAAGCAGGCGCTCGCTCTCTTATCTGTGGGGCGGCCTTGTCGAGTGGCAGGCTCAGATATTGGACCAAAATTGGTTAACCAGCTTAAACGTCTCGGGGAAAGTTCTCTTTCGCGATCCGCAGTTCTCGGCGCTATCGACACCTGGGCAGAAGCAAAAGCTGGAAGCCGCCAAACGGCAGATTTCGCAGACTGTATGCGAGTCTTCGCCGGCGCCTCGCGGACCCTTTCGGAAGCTATTGCGCGCGCTGAGTTCGTGCTTAAGCAAGACGGACCGATAACGCTAATCACAGGCCATAAGGCCAAGGGCCTTGAGTGGGAAACGGTTTATCACCTCGATCCTTGGCTTATCGGTGTAACCGAGCAGGAGGAGAACCTGCGGTATGTCATTCAGACCCGCGCGAAGGAGAATTACTTTGAGATCGACTCAAAGGCCATTGCCTGATTGGCGTGATCCGAATATGGAAGTTTGGGCTCTTGCCGGATGGCTCATCGAAGGTGCCTGTTCGCCAGAGTTTATGAACTACGCAGCGAAGGAATCATTCGACTATTCTAATCCAGAATGCCCTTCCTGGCGCAACGATCCGACATACGATATAAGGAGGAAGAAATGAGGAATTGGATAAGGCGGTGGCTTGGGATAGAGGAACTAAGGCTTAACCTATTTTACGTGCGAAAGGAAATACAGAAGGACTATCGTGTCACTCAACAAGCTCTCGGGCGAATTGTAGCTAAGCTTGATCCAGACTATAACAAGTCCGAGTCCGATCCTTCCCGCAAGGCCGAATCCGACCGTCTTGGCGAAGAAGTCATCAAGCGCCTCGAAGCTGAAGATTGGGCTCGAAGGCACACAACGGGAGAAGCTTAATGCCACTCCCACTCGATAAAGCCCACTACGCAGATTGCTACGAAATCTTCGATCGAGCAATGGCGTCAACTCGGGGCGTTCAAAGGAAATTCCAAGATAAAGAATCAGCGAACATATTTCGCCAGAGACTCCATAAGGCTCGCGCGTTGGATCGAGAGTTATCTCGTCGAGTCTACCAAGCAACGACAGACCATCCCTTATGGGGATCGAGTCAGTACTCGGTGATTGTATGCCGATTGATTTACGACGAAAAGAGAGATATCTGGCTTTGTCGTTTGGAGAAGAATGAGATTGATCCATCGGATATTGAGGACTTGGAGGTTGTTATTGAAAGCCGTGAAAAAGAACAGTTGCTTGATGATCTTAATGCAATCACAGATTGGTATGGATTCATTAAAGCCGGAAAAGAAAACGTCAAGCTTGGGCGGCTAAGCTTCGAAGAGGTTAAGGGAATCGCAGCAACGTTCCCACCAGATTGTAATTTCCAAGAGGATTGGGAAACAGATGAGAATAATACTGTCGAAAGACGGGGTGAGTAGAGAAATCGAAACACCCTTCGCTATGTGCTGTGACATGAAAGAGCTCGACGCACTTATTCGTGAGCTAGAATCCATGCGCAGATACATGGACCCATGCACCTTTGGATGGTTTAAGGTTGATCTATCCCATCCATCCAGTGGACCACCAAACACGCCACCAAGGAAATGGATAGAGTGACCCCGGACCAAATCTGGACGCGAGCAAAGCTTGACGAAGTAGGCATCGCGTTCAAGTGCGACAGCACGCTTGAGCAGCAGCTTCTCGACTATCGTAAGGGCAAGGACGAGCTATTCGGATTCTACATCTTCCGCCGCGGCGAGGAGGTTTGGATCGTGAAAGCGAAGAACTTAAGCGTAGTTAGGACTGACGGCGACTATGCTCCAATGGAGGACTAAAATGGCTGATTGGGCTCTAGCTTTCTTCTTCTGTTGTGCTGGTATCTCCCTTCTTCTGGTTGCGATTAGTTTTTCCTACGGAGTCTTGAGATGAAGCGCTTTATGCTATTTATGGGTGCCACTTACTATCCAGGCGGAGGCTGGGATGACTTCGCTGGATGGTTCGATACTTACAAGGAAGCCGTAGATCACTTTAAGGAAAAACAAACCGCCGAGTGGTTTCACGTGATCGACACCAACACAGGGGAGCCCTACAGTGAGTAAACAACTCGAAGTTCTAATTGAAGTAGGCGAAACTACTGAGGCGCACTACTATCCGCTAGATACTACTTGGTCAACTAATGGTCAATTTCTGCGCTTGATTGCAGCAAATCGAGTTGATGATATCGCTTTCTACATGACTTCCCGAGTGATCTGCATCCGACCTACGGAGGTGGAGGATGAACGATCCGATTCTTGAAACTCTCAACCGAGCTGCGGAAGAACTAACGCCTTCTGACATCGACTCGATAATCGCTTATATGCGCAAGCAACGAGCGAACTTCGAAGCTGGGGTGAAACCGAAGAAGGAAACGGTGGATTTAGTCCAAGCTTTGCAGATCAAGAAGAACGTCGAGCGTGTGGGGAGGTTCTAATGGACTTAGTAAGTGTTAAAATCGACAACGATAAATTAGATTACTTATTGGCTTTTATAGTACATCTTACCGAAGGCCCACAAGAAGCGGTAGGTTTGATGCAAGTAGCAATTTGCGAACTTGCAAAGAAGGATGGAATAGATCTAAAATCTGTTGCTAATAGCGTCCGATATGGAATTGAGAATTACGAAGCGAGGGTTAAGCAATGAGAGATCCCTCAACCTACCGCTCCGAGCGCCGCAACGCTTGCCTTCGCCCAAAGCTTTTCCTGCAAGAAGTCTGGAGTCCAAAATGGTACTTTCAAGGCTCGACGAAAGCCAAAGCGCACGAAGCGAAGGTGAGATACATCCCGTCCAAGGCGAAGGAGCAAATGAAGCAGTATCGTCGTGCTTTCTTGAAGGCACAAAAATACAGTATGCGTGGGATAGTACGAGCCTAGGCTCGCTCAAGACCTGTCCACGCTACTACCAATATACCATGATCGACAACTACCAGCGGAAATCTGACGCAATCCACCTCCGCTGGGGCCAAGAATGCGGAAAGGCAATCGACGATTACACAATTTCCAAAGCTAAAGGAGTGGATCATGACAATGCGATCTTCAACTCCGTTCGAGCTCTTGTGGAAAGAATCTGCGATTGGACACCGGAGCCAACCACTAAGTCAGAGGAAGTTAAGTCGAAGGAAAACCTCGTCCGAACGGTTGTATGGTACCTGGATCATTATGAAAATGATGCAGCAGAGGTCGTTACGTTGGCGAATGGAAAGCCAGCTGTAGAGTTGAGCTTTCGATTCGAGTTTGAGTTTGGGCCGGAATATGTAAGATTCGATTATACCCCTCAACCTTACCTCCTCTGCGGCCATCTCGATAAAGTCGTTAACTTCTCCGGCGATCTCTTCGTGATGGACCACAAGACCACGACTGGAACCCTAGGGAGTTATTACTTCGATCAGTACAACCCTCACAACCAAATGTCTTGTTACACGCTTGCGTCGCAGATGATCATGAAGTCTCCTATCAAAGGCGTGATTATCGACGGCATCCAAGTCGTCAACCTAGCCGATCCGAACCGGAAGAAAGAACCCTTCTTCCGCCGAGGAATCACCTTTCGCACAAAAGATCAGAATGAGGAATGGCTCGCCGATCTTCGGCGATGGCTTTCTCTAGCCGAGCGCTACGCCGAAGAAGACCATTGGCCGATGAACGACACAAGCTGCTCGATGTATGGCGGTTGTCGATTCCGCGAGGTTTGCTCGAAGTCGCCGCAGGTACGAGAGAAGTGGTTGCAGAGTTCTTTCACACAGGAGAACGAGAGATGGAATCCGTTGAAGCCACGATAAGATACGTTATCCCAATCGATTACAAACTACTAACCCCTAAGCGAGAGACTATCTGTACAGAGAAAGGCCCGAACAACACGATAATTCTAACCGAAGGCCATGTTCAATGGTGGGTGACGGTGGTTATCTTCGGCAAATCCTTCGGGTTTAACCTTGGTGAGGAACGGCCGAATATTGACGAAAGACCTGCAAGATTGATATTGGAGTTTAACCTTGATGCCAAGCCTGAGTGATCATCAGTCAAACGACTTCGTCAAAATCCTCCTTATCGGCGACGCCCAAAGCGGAAAAACCGGATCGCTAACCTCTCTAGTTAAAGCCGGCTACAAACTCCGCATCCTAGACCTTGATAACAAGCTTGACGTGCTCAAGTATTTCGTCCAGCACGAATGCCCAGATAAGCTCTCCTCGATCGAGTTCCGCACGCTACGCGATCGATACGCTATAACCCCCGCAGGCCCGATGGTCCTCGGCACTCCTAAAGCCTTCACCGACGCGACGAAGATGCTCGACCGCTGGAAGTACGGCGACGTAGACCTCGGCAAACCTGAGGCTTGGGGGAAGGATTACATTCTTGTGATCGACTCGCTTTCTCGCTTATGCGACGCGGCTTACGACTGGCGGCTTCCGCTAACGCCCAAAGGCAAAGGTGGCGAAGTAGACACTCGAGCTACCTACGGCGATGCGCAAGACGCAGTGGAGTACATGCTTGCTTCGCTTACCAGCGCGAGCTTTCAAACCAACGTCCTCGTCATCTGCCACGTGGCTTATCTCGAACTCCCTGATGGAACCAAGAAAGGCTTCCCTCAAGGCGTAGGCAAGGCGTTATCGCCGAAGATCCCGCAGTACTTCCCGTCGTCGATCTTATACACAACCAAAGGAGGCAAGCGAAGCATACAGACAGTAAGCACGGCCTTGATTGATCTCGCCAATCCTGCGCCTTTCGCAATGAAGGATTCATATGAGATAAAGACTGGTCTAGCAGACTTCTTCAAGGTTCTACGAGAGCCACCCAAGTGAGAGAGCGATGGTAGACTTCGCTAAGTTACGTATAAGGGCTGAAGAACTCGGCCCTCTCTGCCTCACGTGTAATCAACGACACAAACCAACGGAACCACACATCATGCCTAACTTCTCCTCCATCCTCGACATGCCCTCCTCTGACGTTCGCTTTCCTAAGCTCCCCGTCGGCTCTTACGTCGGAGTCGTTAAGGGAATGCCAAGGTTCGACAAATCCACAAAGAAGCAAACGCCTTTCGTCGAGTTCCAAATCTCCCTCGTTGAGCCTATGGAAGACGTGGATCAAGATGAACTCGCGGACTTCGGACCGCTTGGCGACAAGACCATCCCGATCACCTTCTACTACGAAACCGAAGGAGGCTTCAACCGCTTGAAGACCTTCCTGGACAACGCTGGCGTCGAAGCCGAAGGGACGATCAGACAACAGATCGAGCAAGCGCCAGGGCGAACGATCGTTGTGGAGATTAAGCACACCCCGAGCTCTGATGGCCAGAGCATCTACGCTCAGATCGATGGGACGGCGAAGTACGGCGAATAGTAAACTAACTTAGTGGTAGCAAGCCGGTAGTCCAAGGGCATGAACCTTGGTACTGAATGAACAGAAACCACACGCGGGACGTCCCACCGCGTGACTCTGGGACACCATTAGGATAATCTATGCCAATCATCTCATCTTGGTCCATGTCAGAAGTCTCCCTCACTCGTCCGCTATGGCAACGCCAGCTTCATGGCGAAACAAACCTTGAGAAAACAAATGGAAACAAGCGAACTCCTTGGAATCCGCGGAAAGACCCACGGCGATTTTACCTTGACTGCGGAGATCAGTATGGGCTTAAAGGAATGGATGGAAGAACAACGAAGTTGGAAGAACTTATCGCCCGTGCAGAAAGAAGCGCTGCACATGATCGTCCACAAAATCGCAAGAATCCTCGCGGGAAACGCGGACCACAAGGACCACTGGGACGACATAAGCGGTTACGCAAAGCTGGTGAGTGATCGACTTTGAACATATTTATATGTGGGGAGGCTTGGGGCGCTGAGGAAGCAAAGCAGAAGGTCCCCTTCGTAGGAGGATCAGGATATGAACTTACGAAGATGCTTGCAGAAGCAGGTATCCATCGAGCCGACTGTTTTCTATCTAACGTTTTTAACCTGCATCCTCCTGCTAACGACCTCAGCTTTCTTTGTGGGCCTAAGGATAGGGCAATCCCAGGTTATCCCAAGCTGCTCAAAGGCAACGACAAATCCTTCTCCCACTACACCGGTGACTACGTTCGACAAGACTTCGCGCTAGAACTCGAAAGGCTCTCAGATGAACTTATCGAGGTTGATCCCAACGTGGTTATTGCGCTGGGCAATACTGCGATGTGGGCGCTTACTGGTAAGACGACTATTAGTAAACTCCGAGGAGCGAGTTTACTTTCTACACATTGCGCTAGCGGATTCAAAGTCTTACCGACCTATCATCCGGCTGCAATCCTTCGACAGTGGAACCTTCGTCCTATTGGAGTCGCGGACCTCCAAAAAGCCCTTCGCGAATCCACCCACGGAGACATAATCCGACCGAAGAGAGAAATCTGGATAGAACCAACCTTGGAGGACATCTATGAGTTCGACAGAAGATTTATCCGCGACGCTGATCTCCTTAGCGTCGACATTGAAACTAGCGGACGACACGTTACGTGTCTTGGGATTGCTCCTTCGCCAACGCGGGCCATCGTTATTCCATTCCACGACCGAAAGAAATTGGGAGGAAATTATTGGCCTACTGCGAAGCTTGAGCGAGAGGTCTGGGGGTATATCTGTGAATTGCTTGGTGATCCAAGCAAGAGAAAGTTATTCCAAAACGGACTCTACGACGTAGGATTTCTTTATAGGGCTTACGGAATAAAGGTAGCTGGGGCAGAGGAGGATACAATGCTGCTTCATCACGCTTTGCAGCCAGAGAGCTTGAAGGGATTGGGGTTCTTAGGGAGTGTTTATACGGACGAAGGGAGTTGGAAGGATATGAGGAAGTTCAAGACGACGAAGAGGGAGGAGTAAGATGAACGAAGACATAATCGCGTTGCTAGACTTCGCGTTGTTTCTCTTTATACTTTTCTTCTTTGGGTTGCCTTGGGGGTGAGGAATGCCAGAATTTACCTGGGATAAAAAGCGTAATGCTTATGTGAAGGAGTGTAGCAGCAAATTATGCGCTAGAAAGATATTCATTGGAACAGATAGCGAGAAAGCATCGAGAGAGATATTTCAAAATTATTTTTCGCCTGGAGATCGTTATGATGACGGATTCTATCCACGGTGCCGTGATTGTAATGGAGCTTCTAAACACAAGCGTGAAATAATTGATAAGAGAGCATTACTTGTTAGCCAAGATGGTCGTTGCCTTATATGCGAAGAAGAAATTGAGTTTTCAGGGGATTATGGTTGTAGTGCAGTTATAGATCATGATCATGCAACAGGAAAGGTTCGAGGTATATTATGTCAAGAATGTAATAAATCATTAGGTAAAGTAGAACGTATTACTAACGGCAAGAGATGGTTATATTTGGCCATAGGCTATTTAGAAAGGCACAGAACAAACGTGTTAAGATCTAAGAAATGAAAATAATCGACACCTCCCTCCCTCCTCCACGCCTATCCCAATGGGAAAAGGACCAAATCTACAATGGCCTCGATTGCTGCGTTACCGCCGAAGTCTTCTCCGTCCTGCGCTCACAAGTGGACAATTACACCGATGCAACTTATAGGTTCTCGAAGGAACTACAAGGTCCTGTGCTCGAAATGCGATTACGAGGAGTTCGTGTTGACAAGTCGAGGCGACTCGAAGTTCTTGAGAAGTATCATGAACAGCTCGATAAGCTCGAACGGCAACTTGAACGGATCGTTCGAGAGGGGGTAGGGCAAGTCGGGTTTAATTGGCGAAGCAACGACAACTTAAAGGAGCTATTCTATGGCCGTCTCCATATCCCACCGATTCGGAAGAGAGGAACAGTTACCGTCGATCGAGACGCTCTTGAACGGATGGAAGAATATCTTATCGCAAGACCCATCCTCTCTCATCTTAAGCTCATGCGAGATATCGGCAAGAAGATGGGGGTCCTCTCCTCCGATATTGATCCTGACGGTCGTATTAGAACCTCCTACAACATCGGAGGTACAAACACTGGAAGATTTAGCTCTTCGCTTAGCGAATTCGGTACAGGAGGAAACCTCCAAAACATCGAAGACCTCCTCCGATCCACCCTCATCGCCGATCCAGGAATGAAGATGGGGTATCTAGATGCGGAACAAGGAGAATCCCGAGTGGTGGGATGCATCGAATATAACCTGTTCGGTGACAGTCGATATCTTGACGCCTGCGAGAGTGGTGACCTACACACGACCGTTGCGAAACTTGTATGGCCAAAACTGGCTTGGACGGGAGATCTTGAAACTGATAAAAGATTGGCCGAACAACCGTATTATCGTCACTATTCGCGACGGTTTATGTGTAAGAAGATTGGTCATGGGACGAACTACGACGGTAAGCCCCCAACGATCGCGCAACAAGCGAAAGTCGACATCGAATTAATCCAAGAGTTCCAGCCGATTTACTTCCGCGCCTTTCCTGCACATCTTCGATGGCACGCTTACGTTGAAGGAGAGATCCACAAGACTGGGATGCTTATCTCTCTGATGGGAAGAAAGCGTCAATTCTGGGGGAGGAGAACTGATCCCGAAGTCCGACGCGAGGCGATTGCTTACGATCCGCAGGGTTCCCTTGCAGATATCGTCAATCATGGAATGCTTAACGTTTGGCGGAAGCGGGCTTGTCAACTCTTAATGAATATGCATGATGCGATCGTAATCCAATACCCTGAGGAGGAAGAAGATGAAATCATTCCTTTGATTCTTTCCCAGCTTCGTTATCCACTCCCTGTGCGGGATAGGGAGTTTGTGGTTCCTTACGGCGTCAAGACAGGCTGGAATTTCGGGGAGTATTGCTGTGGCGACAGGACAAGGCCCGGGTGCAAAGAATGCAGGAAAGAACAAAACATCTCCGGGCTCAAAGCATACAAGGACCGGGACAAACGGAAGCGCCCAAAGGAAGTGTCAATCTTGGATCGATGATTTCGTTAAAGAAACAGAATGCACAGAATCGCCAGAGATTTATCGCCGATGGGCTGCGATTGTCAGCATCGGCGCAGTGCTCCAGCAGAAGGTTTGGATACAATTCACTACGCCATTATTTCCAAATCTTTACGCCTTCTTAGTTGGCCCACCAGGGATTGGAAAATCAAGAACCATAGGCGCAGTCGCGAAGTATCTAAGAGAACTGGAAATGTTCCACATAGCGCCAACATCAATGACTGGAGCAAGCTTGATCGACTACCTCAGTGAGGCCAAGATCGACCTTATTTATGGCCATCAAGCAGGACAGCATAAGCTATTTAACTCGATGATTATGATACCTGATGAATTAAGCGCACTAATGCATGAATACGATCGAGCACTTGCGGCGACATTAACTACATTCTACGACTGTATGCCTTATTCACAAACTCGCCGAGTTGCCAAGGTTAACATCGAGATTACTCATCCACAGCTTAGCATCCTCGCTGGAGATACAACCTCACATCTTCTCAAGACTCTTCCTGAAGGTGTATGGGATCAAGGCTTAATGTCAAGGACGATCTTAATATTCGCTGATGATAAGATTCTACAAGACGACATCTTTGAAACTAATACAACCCATTCAAAGGATCTTGCTCATGACCTCAACTGCATCCATGCTCTACAAGGCCAGTTTGAGCTTAGGCCTGATTTTCGCAATGCCGTCAATGAATGGCGAAAAGCCGACTGTCCTCCAAAGCCTACACATCCAAGACTGCAAAGCTACTGCGCCCGACGATGGACGCACTTGTGCAAATTGTCTATCATTGCTGCCGTTGATCGAAGTGACGACCTCGTCGTTGACAAGCCCCATTTTGATCGTGCCCTCAGTTGGTTACTCGAAGCCGAACACTTCATGCCCTACACCTTTCAGGTGACGAGCAGTACGGACTCGCGAGCTATGGAGGAGCTTGTGCACTTCGTTGGAAAGATGAAGGAAGCCTCAGAAGCACAGATAGTGAGGTTTGCCAGCGAGAGGATTCCAGCCGGCACAATCGAACGGGTGATAAAGCTTATGGTGGGAACAAGGATGATAATAGTGACGAAGCAAGATCGGTACGGGATGAATTACTACAGGCGAGGCGATTAATGCTTTCCATTATTAGCTATCTCTTTACCTGCCTCAACTCCCGCCTCATGTACCTTAGCCACGACCTCAGCGTTAACCGCTAGCGTGGCGACTTTCACTTCTTCCACGACTTGCTTAACCTGACCCACAGCGCTAACGGTCTCTTTGCGAGTTGCGGCGGCGACGCTGACAGCTGTGTCGACCTTCTGATCTACTCTATTCAACGCCAGTCGATTCAGTATCGACGATAATGCTGTTACGATAACACCTAACGCAGTCACAATCTGCGCCACGTCACCAAGCCAACTCTGGTCAGACATAGAAAGCCCCTAAAAGGATGGGGCCGAAGCCCCATCAAGGTGGGAGGAATCAGAGATGATAGTTGAAGCCGACCTTGAAGGTGTCTTCGCCCTTTGCAGTGACGGAGTTCGAGAACACTGGGATACTCTGCGTTGGTGTGAAGGTGTGGTTGTAGAAGTTGTGATGATACTTCACAGCCACATCCCATTGAGCCGCCGCGAGGAAGCGAATCTGACCGCCGACTGAGAGGCCTCCCATCCACTCGGAACCGCATAGCTCCTGAGCGGTAACAAGATCCATCGCACAAAGCGAAGCTTGCTTACCTGCGGCTCCAACCGATCCCAGCAATTGAAGGTTGTTCATAATGCTAGAAGGAACAGTTACTGGAACCTTCCAGTTTTGCGGCTGAGCGCTCGATGGAGTAACCGCAATCATCTGCCCAAGGGTGAAGCCGACCAAGATATCAGCGCCAGCTGAGAGAGAGTTCCTAGCCTTAGCGGTGCAGATACCTGCCACGCAGTTCAAGTCTTGCGCAGAGAAGTTATAATCTCCATAGAGCTCTGCGCCTATCGCCAGCGGTCCGGTGTTGTTGATATAACCAAGGGCCACGCCAATCGACGGAGCGGTTGGGTAGAGCTTGGGCGTTCCAACCGCGATGCCCTGAGCGGAGATAACATTCTCCTCCCTTGTGAATCCCATCCCACCTTCAAGGCCAAGATAGAACGGATTATAAGCTGCGACGATCGGAGCTGGCCCGAGAGTCTTGATTGGGAGATCCGCCGCGAAAGCTGGGGTAGCGAGTAGCGCGAGTAGAAGTCTTTTCATCTCTTACCTCCTGTTATGAGCCTCAAGGCTCGTTCTTCCGATGTGGGTTGATCTATTCTTCCACGTCGGATTCCTCTCCACCAATCGCCAGCGTTGCGAGGGTGGGCTTTGCCTGAATTAAGATCGATTATATACTCTGCAAGATTGCCGACTTCGGCGTTGGTCAAGCCGGTCAAAAGGCCTAAGGCGTTGTTGAGATGCTTAACGGTCTTGCCCAACCGATCACGATCCATCCCGAAGTCCTTGCCTCCAAGATCTCTGACAAGATCTGTCAAGGACTTAAGCTCTGTCGTGCCCATCCCGAGCATTGGATCGCTTCTATGTGTCATCGCATGAGCGGCTTCACGAACAATAGGCCAGGGAGCCGCAGCGCCAGTAAATAGAGACTTTGAAGCAACAGTCTCAAAGGTATCCTTATCGTCGATATCACTCACCATTGAGTCGATCAGCCCAACAAGAAGGACGTTAACAAAAAAGATCGAGATTATATTCTTGCTCCATTCAGCCTTCTTGCCGTCGGCTTGACCGGTTAATATATCCCTTGCCTTCCAACCAGCTTCGTATTGATACTGCGCCATACGATTCATGAAGTTATACAACACGGCCATTGAAGGATAGTCTCTTGAAATTGCTGGTCTGGAAGTAATGGCGGTGCTTCCATGTGCAAAACGTACGGCTTGATCTGCGGCGAAGACGGCATCTCCAGGGCTAAGGTTGGGACCGTAGTTTCCTCTTCCTTCAAGAGCTTTCTTGTATTCCGCCAGCCAAGTCGGCACAGCTGACATGAGGTCAAGCTTTGCCACTGGTGTAGTTCCAATTCGCAAGATTGACTGTCGAAGGTTAGGCCCTTCAAGCGCGTTCTCTTGTACCCCACTGATCGACTCCATAAAGTTCTGGTGCCGTCGTTGAAGTTCCTCTGACGAGCTAATAGCAAAGTCCCAATTAGATTGTCCTCGACCGTTATCGTTGTAAAGGCTTCTTGCTGCGGCAAGAAAGTCCTCAGCGCCAACTTGACGGATGGAGTTCGCCAAAGCTGTAATCGTGTGCTTCTCTACCGTTCCAGGGTTAAGCCCAACGAGGGTTCCGACCATATTCGTCCGAAAGTAGTTTAGTATCTTCGCTCCATTGGACTGGTTAACCGAAGTGTAGTTCCTAGCGTTAGCAATATCCCTAAGCCAAGGCTCGAACATATCCGAGTAAGTCCGACCGTAGAACTTCGTGACGGCGTTAAGGAATCGAGAATCGTAAAGGATCTTTGAAGCATCAACGATAGGCTTATGGAATGCGATGTCGTGGATCTCAGTGGTGAACCTCGCTGGGACCTGATCGAGAGAGAGATCCATTGGCGCAGTATAGTTCGTTCGAGACTTCGTATAAGCCGCTGGAGTATTAGCGCGACTCCATGGATTATCTCCCTCGAATAAATCCCTCGGCCGGGAAGGCACGACTTTCTCGCCACGCCAAACAGGATCGTAGATGATCGGATGGTACCAACCCTCGTAGGTTCCATGAGGGGTTACGATAGGCTCTAAGGGCACGTTCTCAGGGGCGATTCCAGATAGGTTCCTCCGCATAGTATCCGAGAGCCCCTTAAGCTTCTCGAAGATCTTCCCATGCGCTTGCGCCCAATCCCAATCCTCTTTCTTCGCGTAGGTGTTAAGCCAATCCATTACCTGCTCAGGCTTGATCTGATAGCCGTCAGCGAGCTTCTTAAGATTGGAGGGATTCCCAGCGTTGAGAAGGATAGCACGAAGATGCCTCCGCGTAAGCGGGATAGGATCAGCATTAGAGAAGTCATACTTACCTTCACTTTGCCAAGCATCCTGCGGATCGCGAAAGATAGTGTTCGGGATAGACTTGTTAAGATCCTCGCGAGAGAGCTGACCAGGAAGGTTCTTATAGTCCTTCGCGATCTCACGTTGAAGAGTAGACTCATAATTAGCCGCTTCGATTAACGGTCGGCCAATCCATTGATTGAAGACTCCAAAGGCGTTGCCTCGATCCCATCGATTAAGAAGGCTTTCCATTTGAAGTGTGTAAGCGAGATAAGTCCTTCCGCCAGCACGGAGATTATTCCACCTTCCAGGCCGATTCTCTACCACCGTGGCAGGGCCAAGGGATTCGAGTTGAGAAACCATATCGTCGAGGAGCTTTTTCCGATCGCCTTTCTGACCAGCGACCTCTAATCGATTCTCGTCACGAGAGACCTTGTCGAGGGACTTAAGCGCCATCATTAACTGCCGAGCTTGTAGGGTAGGCATCTCGTCGAGAGGCTTCTCAAAGGTCGGATCGAGAAGGAACTCGGGAGTATAGATCTCTCGGCCTAGCGCTGCGCGGGAAGTAATGAAGTCCTTGAGGGTTTCATCCGGCGAAGCGTTAATCTCCGTATCGATATCCGCTTGGACTCTTCTACCTTCGCCGATTCGATTTAAGATATCGTGAACCCAATTGGTATAAGCTGGATCCCTACCAGCGACTTCGCGAGATTGATAACGCTTAGCGAGCCGATCAAAGACTCGCTTTTCCTTCTCAACCTGCTTCGCTTCTTTAGCCATCTCAGCAGAGATATACTGCGCTTGAGCGTCTTGAAAAGCCTGCACTGGATCCCTAGCGATACTATCAGACCCTGGAAGGAGGTTCTTCTCGATTCGTCGAGAGAACTTCGCAGCGTCACGTTGGAACCTCGCGGAGCTAACGCCGCCGAAGGGCTCTTGGTGAAGGAGATTTAACGCTCCGAGCTTAGTCGCCATCGGCGGGATCGAGATAGAAGTTCCAATTTGCGTCCCGAGACGAACCATCTGCTCGTGAAGCTGTTCCATTGCCGTAAGGCTAAGCGCATGATCCGTCGCCTCATCAAGTCTTTCCTTCGCGCTCTCGCCAAGCTTCTCCCTCACTCGTCGATCGACCTCAGCCTCGACAAGGCGGTCAACAATATTTCCTCGGCCACTCGTCTCTTCTCTTTCAAGTGCGGATATTGTAGCAACAAGGTCATCACCCGACTCAAATCCAAAGAGATTTGCGACAGCGTCTGGCGAGTATCCACCTTTGGGAGTGGAGAATCTTGCAGGGAAGACGGCGGATTGTTCACGAGTAAGACTCCCTTGTGAGATCTTTAGCCTTCGCTTGAATGGCGAGACTACGTCTTTGAAGACCCTATAGGCCTCGATTTCCTTACGGGACGAGATTTCATCCCTGACTTCGGGTGTAAGACGGTTAACTTCGTCTTTCCACTCTTTGGAGTTAACCTTAGTCGCTTCCTTTTCTGCACGAGCAAGCCTCCAAGCTACGTCTTCAGCGTCGCGTTGAGCCATAAGGCGTTCGTAATCGGTGTACTCTCGCTCGGTTCGACCGAAGGCGGAAGCGCGGGAGAAGATTCGAGAAGGAGGAGGAGATGAAAGTTCATCAAGAGGAGTTTTAGGCGGCTCACTTGGTGGTCCCACAGGACCTTTTCCAGGCAGCTCTTTTATTTCGTCAGCAGGAATATAATTTTCTGCTCCATCATATCGAACCTTTTGATACATCCGACCATCAGATCCTTCATGTGGAGCTTCATCGAGAACTTCAATAGGAAGATCAGCATGTTTACCTGCCCAAATAGCTTTACGAGGGCCTAATGGTGGAGGCTCTCCGCCACCCGTGATCGGCTCAAGCCCTCCAGCTCGACGAATTCCCTCAAGTAACCGATCGGTATCGTCAAGTGGAGCAGTTCGAATAGGACGACCACGAGCGTCACGTTCGAGAACCTTACGGCGCAATGGGTCATTAGCAATAGCGCGGCCTAATTTTAAACCTTGCTGCTTCCAGCGCTCTAGAGTGATAATGTCTTGCAAGCGTTCTAGCCGCGGATAATTTTCATAGCTTTCCCTGTAGCCAGCTAAAGTCTTATTGATATCACCATTATAGGATATAAGCGAATCAATAATATGTTCCTCATCTAGGTCTATAGATACTTTGTTGCCTACACGATCAACAAGATCAAGATCTCGCCCACGCAATTCAACGTTAAATAAACCTTGTATTTTAGTCTCCGCTCGTGGAGCTATCGAAATCTTGGGATCATTAGCTGACGTTGGTACCTCACCAATATCTTCAGACTTCTGTGAGAGCTGGCCAAACCCAGGTCTTTCATCAACCTTAATCTCTTCCATAGATAGAGTTGGCTTATTATCTCTTCTTGCAAGATTCGTAATCTGATCTGCACGATCGGCTATCTGTCTAGCCTCTTCCCTACTGACAAACCTACCATTAGACGTGATGAATCCCTCTAAATCATGCGTTGCTTCTGTTTTCCCAGCCTCTTTATTGACCTTATCAATAAATTGCGAAACGTCCATTCCTTGATCTTTAGCTGCCGCTTCCAAAGACTGGATATGAACATTTCCAGTGTAGACTTTCCCTTGGTATCTAGTCGCAGCGGCTTGAATGCGCTCAAGAGGAATCTTGTTTTGCTTAAGCTCATCAATCTCATTCGGCGTTATATCTTCCCCATGCGCTACAAACTCTTTGATCTCAGGCCAGAGTTCCTTAGGAGTTTTAGAGAAGAAGTCGTTCGTGGGAACGGTAAGCGAAGCAGGACGAGAGACGAGCTTCTCTTGAAGATTCTCGATCCAACCAAGCGCCTCAGGCTTAAGCGCTGCTTCGCCGAGCTTATCAAAGGCTTCGATCTGAATCCTCGTCATGCCTTTCGGCAAGCTCGAAGAGAACTCCGCGAACTTATCCGGGCTTCTCTCAGAAAGAGCAGTCTTGCCCTTAGCATCGAAGACTTCGTCGGAGAGTTCTTGGCTACGCTTGGAGGACTCCTCAGAGATCTGATCGACTACGTCGGAAACCCCTGGAGGAGGCCTATCGCCAGCTTCGAGGTAAGGCCGAACTGACTCGACATGCTGGCGAATCTGCGAGATCATATTGTCGTAAATGCTTGGCGTGGCGTCAATAGCACCAGATCGAATCAGCTCGGCGGCGTTAGTGTAGGCTTTTCCAAGTTTCCCGCCTTGGCGAGCAAGATCTGTTAGATGCTCAAAGGCTAATTGTTTATCTCCAAGAGAATAAATATATTGTCGCGCAAGGGCTTGCGGAATCTGCGGGTCAGCTAATCGCTCAGTTGCGCCTGCGAGAGTCTCTAAAGGACCTTTGATCAAACCTTTCGGCAACGCGGCAGAAGCTGCTACTGCCCCAGCGCCTTTGAGGAAGCCTCGACGAGAGAGGTCTACAGGATCGCCTTCGATTGTCTCCGGCCCCTTTGGAGGGAGACCACCAGGAGCTTTAGGTTCTGGTGGAAGAACCTCGCCTTCGGCTGGGTATTCAAACTCTGTCTTCCCCTTAGCCACCTCGAATTTATGCGTTGGCTTGATAAGCTCTTGCTCAGCTAATCCAGCAAGATCATCCGCAGCTTTCTTGCCAAGAATTGGCGCAATGGCTCGTTGAAGTCCAGCAAGAGTGCCTCCCGCGAGTCGAGAAGGAAACTCAAGCGGAAGACCTAATAGCGTCCAAGCCTGCGAGGCAGCGAAATGATCTTTCGAAAGCCTCTCCCACTCCGGCGACATCCTCTCTTGCCAATGGCCAAAGCCTTCTGAGCCAAAGCCTTCCTTAAAGCCCTTGGAGAAGTTCTCGATTGGATCCTTTGCAATAAGTCTTTCATAAGCTCGTGAGAATCGATCAAGGTTTCCAATATCATCTGAGATCAGCTGGCCGTGGAGTGGATGGGCGTTAACGAAGTTGGTGATATGCGGATTGCCCGCAATAATCCCCTGCGCAAGCTGAGCCTTATGCCAAGCTTCGAACGAAGGAATGTCTTGGCTTATCGTCTCCGCAGGAACGCCAGAAGCTTGCGAGAGTTCGAATGCTCGCGCAGCATCGTCTGGCGAAGCATCAGTGTTGACGCTACTCGCTGCGCCTTGGAACTGACGAATAGTGGCTTGGGCGGAGTCGGTGTAATCGGGCATTACTTACCGTAGAGTCGTTGGTAGAGATCACGGCGGTAGGTTTGGTTAATCATCTCGTCCGTTGGCGTTGCTCCGTTCATGAGCTTGGAGAGAGTATCTTTAACCTTTTCATACTCCTGTTTTGGCGGAGTTACCTCGAAAAGTCTTCCAGAACTTCCGCCGAATAGACTAAAGATAGGTACTCTATCCGGAAGTCCAAAGAGCGGAAGCCTGCCAGGAACAGGTGATTGATTGATCTCGCCCATCAACCTCTGCCCCATCTCCGTTAGCTCTGGCGGTGAAGGGAACCCACCCTTATGGACCTCACCGTAGGTCCGAAGCATAGTCTGCAAAGCGCCTTTGTATTGGTTCTGGAGATCACCGGGCTTTTGAAGCTCAGAAGGAAGCGTGTAGCGAATCGTACGCCAAGCGAGAGAAACAGAAGGATCGTGTTCGGGCTTATTGCGAAGGGATAGAACTTTCTTCGTCAGCTCGTCTTGCTTAGATCTAGAAAGCTTATCGGTGGTTTGAATGGCCTCAAAGTTCTCTGGTGAGATGAATTGCCTCCTCGCATCCTCATCGCCTGAGGCCATCCCAAGCTGTTGATGATAGAACGTCTGGTCAGTGGAGAAGTCTTTATTTATCCGCTTAAGTGCGGCGTCTTGAAGCTTTGGCGGAAGCTGATGCCAAGCGTTGACGTATTCCGGTCCGAGCTTGAGGAGTTCGTCAAGGGTCCTAGGAGGGTTATCAGAGCTTAATGGCTCTTGAAGCGTGCGGAGATTGGACTCATCCTGCTGACGATCATAGGCGGCATTTCGGCCATAGAGAGATTGAGCTTCTCTCCGAACTCGATCTTCCATCTCTGGCGGGGCCGAAGGTAGATCCGCTCGCATTCGGCCCACAGCGCCCTCGACATAATCGCGTTCATTGATATCGTAAGTACGAACTCTACGAAGTGGAGCGTCGCCAGCTAGCTGGACGTGGTTAGGATCGTTAACGCCAGTTTTGCCTTTAAGAAACTCCAAGCCGTACTTCTGCGCTCGATCGCCTTCTTTAAGCCAAGAGGAGAAGCCTTCATCAACATCTGCCGCACGGCCTACTTCGTGCCGAGAGGTTCCTGGCATCGCTGCTGGATGAGCCTCGACGCCTCCAGGCTTAGCCTCATTCTCAGCACGGATACGAGTTTGCTCCTCAGTGGTGCGGACTAGAGATTCGATCTTAGCTTGCTTGCCTGTAGATCTCTCGTAGTTAGTAATCGCTGCGACCATATTTTGGCCGAAGGTGTAGTCAATCCCTTGCGCTCTAGGCGCCCCTCGACGAGCAAGGAAGCCTTCAGGGTTTCGAAAGTCTTGCTCGTTCTGATCGACGAAATGGGACGTGCCGGTTGTCATAAGCTGCGAGTGAACGCGAGCTTCTATACGATCTCGATCAAGCCCGTGAAGTGAGCCAGATTCGATGTTTTCATCAAGAGCTTTTCTTGCGGCTACTGGATCCCTTCGCGCAAGCCCTTCGATGTAATTAGCCGTAGCGCGAGATTTGTGCTTGAACGATAACTGCTCGATAGCATCAGGGGCTAGCCCGGAAGACTCCCCAAAGTCACGCGTGGTGGAGTCGATCTGGTTAAGCTTTTGCTTAAACTCCTCAGGCGACTTGGCGTTAATCGCTGTGTCTGCCGCAGCGTCGATCTCGGCCTGATAAGAGTTCGTAATCGCAGATCGATTCTCTGCCGCAGCGTGACGAGCGCCGTTGAACATCGCGCGTGAGAAGATGCCGAGGGATTTAGCATCGTACATCTTCTGCGCGGCAGGATTCGATAAAGTCCCTCGGATCTCCTGCCGAAGATCGTCTTGGGCTTTGCGATGATCGGCTTCGGCGGAGACGGCGTTAAGCCCACGCTTTTGGCTTTCGAAGTCTGTGAAGAGTTTATCAGACCGCATCGAGGCGTCAGCAGTCGCGTTAGTCGCCTCAGCTTCGTTTCGAATCTGTTGCATCGAAATCGCACGGGAATAAAGCTCGTCACCTACCTTTCCAATCGTGCTTCCAAGGCCCTGAACTGCTTGGCCAATGCCTGTGCCGAATGCTTCAGGGTTTACGTTAACCCGCAATGGAGGAGTCGGGATATTCTCCGCGTTAGCCTCAGGGAAGGGCTGGTAAGGAACTTGAGCCATTTACGAAATCGATGCTGGAGTAACAGCAGCCACAGCCGCCGCAGTCGCATTTGGATTCTGTAACTGCGTTTGAATCGCACGAACAGTGTTGGACATGAGCCAGTTTACCCATGCAAGCAGAATCTGCGGATTAGTCGGTGTTGGCGGAACGCCAGGAAGGAACGCAGCAGCCCACGTCAGAAGTAATTGCAGGTCTGCGTCGGAGACGGTGAATGCCTTCGATGCATTGGCAACAGTAGCAGAACCAGCAAGGGAGATAGTGATCGTAGCCATTCGACTCTCCTATGGCATATCCCAAACGAGAAGACTTGAGCCTCGTAGCGCAACCGATCCAGCTGCGTTGCCAACGTTTTGAGCCATCTGAACGGTAAGCGTACCACCAGCATTGACTGTGATAGTACCTGTAATCCGCGCTTTTGCAGCAGTCACAGCCGTTATAGCGCCAACCGTAGTGGCTAACGCAGCCGCTCTAGTCTGCGCTGCTGCCGGAGCAGGATCGTTAACAATGGCCTCGTAGACGATGGAGGTAGCGGTAGCAGTGCCTGCGATAGCGAACTTGACACCCGCCGCAACGTTCGAGGTGGTGTAAAGATCAGCCTCGAACGTATACGTCCGCCCAGCCGCCACAGTGACAGAAAGGCCAGTGATGTTGGCAAGAGTAGTCGTGTTGCCAGTATTGAAGTCAGACGTAACACGACCTTGGCCGCCCCATTGCAGGAAGCCAGTGTGATCACCACCCGTTCCATTTCCAACCGCCACTACACCAGCAGCTATGCGCGAAGTTCCGGTATCAATACCGTTGGTTGGATTGCCAGATGGCGACCATCCATACACATAAGAGGAAGCAAGGATGGTTCCACCATTCTGGACCAGAAAATAGGTATTGCCAGTAAATCCAAATAATATTTGATCAGAACTATTTACCGACATACCAGACAGGTTTGTAGAAGTGCCATTAAAGAATATACCAAAACCGCCAGCATTAGTCATAATGGCAGCTTTTGTTGCGCCGCCAAACTGCCCGTCAAACCATTTCGAATTATCTGCGCTTGCCGTATTCGTAATATTTAACTTGATGCCATCGAATACAACACCGCCAGCATTCCAAGTCTGCGACAGATCGAGAACTGGATGGCTAGTCGTTACGGTGGCTCCGGTAAGCGCAAGCGATCGATTCGTGTCATCCCATGACGTGCCGGACATACCAGCAAACGCGCTAGCATTATTGTACTGAATTTGTAGAGTCGAGCCTCCAGGCGTGCCGCCTCCCACTGACGACACTGTTGCCTTCTTTATCGCAGCTCCAGCAACATCCCATATGATTAGCTCATCGCCAGCTGCTGGTGTCGCTTTTAGAGTAAGGCCATCAATCGTGAAATCTGTCGGCGTGGCGCTACCACCAGTGGTGTTTCCTTTGATCGTCGATGCTGGCATATTCGCCAGCTTGGCGTTGGTTACTACACTAGCGGCTATTGTTGTAGGAATATTGGTTCCAGAAATCGAACCCGTTACATCTCCTGATAGAGATGTTGCGCCGCCCCCTCCACTAGCAAAGGCACTACCAAGAATCTGCTTAGACACACCAGCTTGTTGTACGTAAAGCTTATCTGTCGGCCCTAAGGAAACAGCAACAGGAAGACCATTTACATATACAGCAAATGATTCAGCAGACATCACCCAGCCTCCAAGAAGAAACCATCTTCAGAAGTTAAGAAAATACCACTTTCTGAGGTCAAGAACACCGGCGCAGGTTGAAGATTTGTTATACCATTAAGGCTCCATCTTCCATTAGCGAAGGTCCAGACGAACTTCGGCGGGTTGACTGGAAACTGCGTCCATTGTTGTCTAATCAATCCTCGTGGCCTTGGGCCCGCTTGGAAATATTCGGCAAGAGCGTCGTTATCTACCGGATCAACATCAGCTGGAGGAGGCCAACCAGGAGGCATAACACCTCCGCTGTCCATTGTAGCTTGCGTTGTGCCAGCTAAGAGCTCTTGGTCAGAGACGTAAAGATCAGTGAGGAGGTAGTAAATGGCCATTATCCGCTCCCTACCCCAACCGATCGCATACCGTACCACTTAGACGCAAAGCTTCCTCCCGCGCCTAAGATGCTCGAAGCTGCGCCGATATAACCTTCGGTAAGGGAGTTGCTTGCAGAATAACGATCCAAGCTCGCTTGAGCAGTGGCAGAAACTGATTCGACCTCGAAGCCGTAAGCTCGACGAGCCGCGTTGTTTCGAATCACTGATTGGTCATAATCTCCGAGGACAAACTCGGACTTCCGAACCTCCGCAGCGCTGCCTGAATTAACATCTAGGCCCGAAGCCCCTTGCGTTGCGCGAGTTTGGCTTATCTGCGCTCTAGTCTTAAGGCCAGATTCCTGCGCTTTCTGCTCTCCAAGCGCAGTCTCATAAGCCGCATTCTGCCGCGCGATCTGCGCATTCATCTCGGCAATGCCAGCTTGGTAGCTATAAGCTCCGGACTTGGCCGAGGCGCTATAGGCAGCACCGCCAGCAGAAACAGCTCCGCTTAAAAGCGTAGAAGCTAAGGCAAATTCGCCAATGCCGAAGTCAACCATTTATTCTATATCCTACAAGATCATGACTTGGGATCTTGAAGCCGTAATGGCCACTATTGATAGGAAAGGGATCAAATTCAGCTCCAAGCCACTCAAGCCACTGCCTTCCGCTTTCGTTATCACAACCGCAAAGGCCGAATACACCGGTATAAAGAGATAAGACTTCCTTCATCACCTTCTTCGACCACCGGATAAAGCGAAGCGGATGCTGCTCGCAAATCCTTGTGGAGATTAGCCAGAGATAAGCTCGATCCGAAAAGATCGTTACCGGAATCACCCCTACCGCACAAGCCTCCACGCCATCAGCAACGCCAAGCCATATAGCAGTAGACTTATCGACACAATCGCGATGAGCATCCAGCACGCTTTGTGGGGCGTCAAAGCCAAGGAGATTACGAAGCTCGAAAGATCGAACACGGTGGATCTCAACAATCATCTAAAGCGTCCATAATCTTTGGCGCAAACCATGCGATTAATCCACTACCACTAAGACCAGCAGGAATAGACAGCCACCAAAAGCCTAAGTTATATAACTCAATCGCTATGATAGAAGCTGCTAAACTGATTCCAATAGTAAACAAGTAAACTGCAATAAAAGACTTCATTTCGAATCTCCAACAACAACCTCAGGAATAACCCCAAGCACTGTCGCCGGAAGAGGATCATCGATCTGCCACCATACCTGACCAGGAACATCCCAAAGAGGATCGACTACAATTCTCGCGTCGCCGGTTATGAGTGGGATAGGCGAGTTCATCGGGACAGAGATGTTCATGTCCTTCATTGAGACCAACGTCTGAAGAGTTCGTCCGACCTTAAGGCCACGAGTAAGGGAGAGCTTAAAGTTCAACGCTGCGATCTTCTTACGCTTACCTTGTATCGTCGGCTCGCCTACGTCAAGAGGCATAGTCTGAGCTTGACACTGAAAGCCAAGCCCAGCGGTTACTTTCGACGCCGGAGACGCAAGCGTGATCGATCCGTCGCTCGCTACCACTTGCGGAGTAACAACTCCTCCATCAGCGTTGATCGACACTGTCTGCCCGATCAGATAATCAAGCCCAAAGAACTTAGTCGCAGGAGTCGCAAGCGACCACGTTCCTGGAGCGAATGGGGGAGGAACATCATTCGGCAGAAGTTGCGTGATCGCTTGCGATACAGTACCGGTCGCGCTAACGCCGGAAGATGAAGCAGTTATCGTTAAGATTCCTCCACCGGCTCTAAGCACTTGCCCGATTGAAGGAGCACCAAAGACCGATGCGTTGCTCGTAATGCTAACACTTCCGTTAGCCCCAGAGATCTGAATTGTCGCGTTTGGAGTTGGTAGGCCAGATCTTGTTCCGGCGTCCACGGCCCATGCATCTTCGGCTCCATAAACTAAGGTCCTTTCCATTAGCCGCTCGACCCAATCGACTTGCGTGCCGTTAGGGAGGCTTCGACGAACTATCGTGTAAGGCGCATCGACTTGGCCTTCTTGAATTGAGCTGACGCTTTTATAAAGCCCTTGTGTGTCATGCCTTGCCCATCCCGCGATCTGCTGTTCTTTCATAAAGGTCAACGAGAGGAGGGTACCGTCGTCACGAACGGTCCAGATGAGCTTGAAGGGTTCTTCGGCGTAAGACCATTGGATAATGGAGTGGGAGAAGAAGAGATGGTTGGACTTGATGGAAATATCGGTGCCAGTGTAGATTGCAGCGTAGATGTTGTAAGAGAGGTCCCGAACGATTGAGCCCTTCGCCTGGACGTAGATAATGTCTTCGTTAACAACAATTGGCGTGACATCAGAGGCTCCGGAGTAAGCTTGCGGCATAAGGGTGGCGTTGAGAGGAGTAACGGCAAGCGTCGCGTTCGCGCCTTGGCCGGTCGTGAAGGAATAAGCGCTACGACCGGTGAGGAAGATCAACCCACCAGGCATCGGAAGCATATGGCGAATTTGATTCAACTGGTTTGAGACAATCGTTCCCGTGATTGTATCTGAGGCTTGAATTGGCGTGGAGAAGTTAAAGTTCTGAAACGCTCCAGGCTGCGAGGCCCAGAACGAAGCCGGAAAGGAAGCTGAGCCGGCGTAGTAGATGCGTTGTTGGAAGAAGCTAATTGCGCCAGGGTTATTCGACGCGAAAGGATTGTTGTTAAAACTCGCGGGAACAATCGCAAAGTCAGGAAAGATATTCGAGTCGATATATCCAGGAGTTGTGGTTTGTCCAATAAATCCAAAGGCACCACCAGGAGTTGGTGTTCCTCCACCCAAACCACCAAAGCCACCTTGAGCAGGTTCGACTTTGTAAACGTTATAGAACTGAGCGCCTGCAACTGCATTCCAATTAATAAAGATGGTTCCTGCGGTATTTGCGATATTAACCGCTGAGTTAATCACAATTGCCGCAGATGGAAGGCTCTCTTGTCCAAGATTATCAACGGCAGTTACGCAGTAGGCATAGCTTGTTGTTCCAGCTGAGCTAGCTGTGCCAGCGCCACCAGTTGGAGTAGCGATTGTCGTTGCGAAGGCTAGTGTGGAAAAGAACCAATTCGTCGGCGCAGCGAAGGTTAGCGTAGTCGGTGGATAAGACGGATGGGTTATATAGAGAACGCTAACACTCTGCGCGATCTTGAGGCCAGGATTGGTAGCGGAAGGATAGAGGTCAGCCGCAGCGTAAGGCGATGCGATCGTATAGACCCTCGAGGCCGTGCCACCAGAGGAATAAGCGCCAAAGGTAGAGGAGTTGATAAGATTACCGTTGACGTCCGCAAGGGTGATAAGATTTCCAGTTATCGACACGATAGATACAAATCGGCCAGAGAGCTGAGGCATACCTACGGTGGTGGAGAGGAAGAGCCAATCTCCAACAAGGAAGTTATGCCCAGGAACGTTAGCTATCGCAGGGTTGGCGTTGGTAATCGAGGTAATGCCAAAAGGATTCTCAAGGACTGGGAAGCCCATATTGTAGAAGCGGCAGTAATGATCTCCAAACTCAACCACGTAAGTGACGCTAGTTGTCACAGAGAACGGGAGGAGCTTAGCGCCAAGAAGCTTGCATTGAAGGATATACTTAGAGCCTTGACGTGAGGAGACACCTGAGCGGTAATCGACGAAGAAGTTTCTACAGGCAAGAAGGCCTTGGTGATAATAAGCGAGATCAGTCCGCGCCAAGAAGGACGGAGAGAGTTCGCCGGAAGAGAAGGTGGGTTGGATTACATTTTCAGACATCTAATACGAAGGCAAAAGCCCACCCCAATCCATCGTCCCCCACTGAGGACTCCAAGCCCAATCCCAAGCGAAATCGACTCCTCGTGTGCGAATCCAATCTGGCGTTACGTCGTTAATCGTAAGGCCTTCATTGGCGTCGCTTGTCCGTGCGATCTGGATAGTTTCGTTCGCGTCCTTAATGCGCATATTCGCAAGGGCTTTGTCTCCTGTGAGAGAGATCGCTAGTCGAGAAGCGAGATACTGCGCCCAAGCTTCTTGTAGTTGATCGTCCATAACGCCAGGATCGGATAGGTCCTTTATGTATGCGAGAATCGCGAACTCTTGATTAGTCCAGATGACCTTAACGTCAGGACCGCCTACGGCTGGAACGCCGTTGATGACTTGATCGACGCCTACGGCAAACTTAACAGGTGGCCCCATCCAAAACGCCGGAGCCCCGCCTGTGACGGCAGTGGTGATAGGCACTCCAGGCGAGAAGCCAGTGTTGAACTGCGGGACGATAAAGGCCGGACGAACACAGTCTGGAGGATATGCGTATTGGTAGCTCCATGGAGGAGGCGGTTGACCTTTCTGCCAGATATTAGTCCCTGGCCCTGGGTTCTCTGGCGTGCCTGGAGCGGCAGAGATCACCGTGAGAGTGTTGAAGTTCTTCCCTGAGTTCCAAGGCGCCATACGTAAGAGCTGGCGGCGGCAGGTGTCGATGTAGATGTTGATCTGGATTGATTCATTCGATCCTTCAGTAAGCGAAGCAATCTGTGATCGAGTGCCAATCGCAGTCATCGCACGATTGGCGATATCGACGAGGGAGGTCACTGACGACTCCTAGCCTCGTCATAGCCACGCATGAGAGCACTGGCGAACCATGTTATCATAGTAGCCTCGTCTACACCAGGCCAGCGCTTGCAGAAGGCCTTAGCCCAATCCCTCGCATCAAAGGAGGTCAAGGGCCAATCCGGTCGCTCTTCTAGAGGCGTATCGGCATGCTCACGCTCGAACTCAGCGTGGTCGCCGTTCAAGATAACTGGATATGGCATCAACGCCTCCCTTGAGATCCTGCTGAGCGAATGCTATCGCCGCCAAGGCCAGGAGAGCCAGAGGATTGGGCTTTAACGCTCGTTCTCTCTTGCGTTCCGCAATAGTCGAGATTATCTCCATGAAGCCCAGGGGACTTCGGATCGTTGATTTGCACGCGAGTAGGCGGTTGGTATCCCATCACGTCGCGCTGGGAAACTCCCTGTTTCATCATTCGTCCTCCAACGGCTCTTGGCCGTCAACTTGAGAAGCGAAATGAAGATTATTCGTGTCAACCGCTTGAAGCTCTGCTATCGCAGCGTTACGAAGCGGGGTGAGATTGCCGTATTCGTTAGCCATATGTGCGATGTGAAGAAGAGTGAGGATTTGTTCCCAGGACATTAGCGTCTCCCTTGCGAGCCTTTGTGAAAGATGGAATGTTTCGTTTGGACAGGATTAGTCGTGACCTGTCCGTTGTCTTGGAGAAACTGATTCTTTTCAGCATCTCCGTCAGAAGTAGAGGACTTGCCCAAGCGATCGGCAAGCCATCCGGGAATGGAGGAAGGACCTCCGATTATTTCAACCATCAGTACCTCCCTTGCCCTCCAGATTTGCTAATCGGCGAGCCTGGCGTTCCGCCGTCTCGATTAGCCCCAGGCCCTTGACCCATACCATCAGTCGGGCCGAAAGGCATCTGGCCAGGGCCAAGGCGGAACTTCTCCGCGGCTTTCGGGTCGATTGCTGAGCCCAGCTGTGAGGGATAGTTCGGATTGATCGCGTAAGGCCGACCTTTCGGCTGGCCTTCGGCGACGTCTCTAGTCGCGCGTCCTTGTTTCATGCTCCGTTCTCCTTCGGCTTACCAAGCTGCCTTGTGTGATCCCATCGATTCAACGGATCACTCGCCATCTCCCGACGGACCTTCTCGAACGTACCACCATCGGTATGAGCCTCTTCGAGGAGCTGGCGATATCGATCGTCGCAACGTTCAAGCTCGCGCTTCAAGTGCGGCGGTGGCTCGTGGCCCATTTCTGTATAGACGTAACAAACGTCGTGGACATCATGGAAGTACATGATGAATCGACGCATTTTCTCAGAGACCTCGGACTCAGCGTCCTTCATATACTTAACGACTTCGGTTAGCATTTGCTTCATAGTTCGCATATCACGGGCGATTTGTTCAAGATAAACTTTTTCGGAAAACTCAGGTTCGGCCATTTTCACTCCTCAAGTGGCTATTTCACGAACTTCGATAAACGAATTAAGCGTGCCACCATACACCGGCACGCCTCCATTACCATTAAACGTAAAGGTACTAGCGGTATTTCCGCCAGCACGAAACTTAAAGGTTGTTGCGGAGGAAAGATTCGCCACAAGAGCCTTATGTAATCGCATTGGTATATGTTGGCCCGCAATAGAATTCGCTCGGTTACTGCTAGAAGTAATAGCGCCAGCCGTAGAGTCTTGAAACAGCCCCCATCCAATTGCATCGGCTGCGGTAGAACTAGATAAATGCCCCTGTGCCTCAATTCTCAACAAATGCGCAGGCGATGATGGCGTGATTGCCTGCGACATATATTGATCGCCTGCGGTATTTTGAGGAACCGAATTTGCTGTGACGCCAGTAAATTGCGTCGTACCTGTTGCAACAGAACCAGTATCTGTTCGTTGAGACTGTACCTCAGCTCCAGGCCGAGGAACTCCAGGCCCGAATAGCTTCGAAGTTGGCGTAGCCGTCCAAGTACCTGCGGTAGGCTGAGTGGATTCGACGAAGCCGATGATCTTGAAGGACTTCGTTGTGAGCGAACTCGCGGCAAACCAAGTCTGCGAGGTAGTAGAGCCAGCGGATATTGCCGCTGGACTTTGCGGAGTGTTCTCGTCCCAAGAGAGAATATTTATTCCTGAAAGAGAGTTGTAGACTCCAAGAACCGGAGAGCCGGCATTATCGAAGAGGCCGATCCAGATTCGCGAGGCTTGAGCGCTAATGGTACCAAGAGTTGCGAGGTTCGGAACGGTGATCGAAAGCGGGCCAGTAATAGCTTTAGGAGTGACAGTTCCGCCGAAGCTTGTCGTGAAAAGGATCGGCGATGATGCTGAAGGATCGTTACCGTTGAAGTCCTTGAGTGCGATTGTTAAGGCGTTACCAGCTACACTTGCGAGGATCTCAAGGTTCAACGGTTGGTTAAAGCCTTGAAGGGTAAGGCCTTGGATAAACCAGGTGCCTGTAGCATTGGTCGAAACAAATACGCGTTGACCAGGTGGGATAACAAGGCTAGCGCCAGTAGCTGCGCCTTGGAAGGAATCTGCTGCGTTTGGCGTGAGCGCAACAGCACCAGCAGTAGCGTAGATAAAGAAGCCAAAGCCATTAAAGAGCGTGGAGGATAAAGGAAAGGTGTAGGTTATAATAGCAGTAGCTATTCGAACATTCTGGTGGAACCCAACGACGACCGACTGGCCCGCAGCATCGATAATGTTACTAAAGAAAGTCCGAAGGTTTCCTGCGCCATCATCCTGGAGGCCTGAGCCAATTCCTTCAGTTGCAGCTACGCCAAGACCTAGTGCTGTCCGGCCTGCGGCTAACGAAGCAGCGGCAACCACAGGGGCCATTGCGGAGGAGACTGGAGTTGAAGCGCCACCAGGATTTGTAGCGATCGGATTGCCGTTAACATCGAAGGCAAGAAATAAAAGCTTGCGCGAAGCTGCCGCTGGAAGAGCAGAAGGAGTCGGATCGCTAATAGGCACCACAAGCGAACGGGCCTGGATCTCAAGCACTTGTTGCGAGACCATCATCTGGTAGTCTAACGCAGCTTCCTCAACTGGTTGGTAGAGAGTTCCTTGATTCGCAAGCGAAGTGCCTTGCGATAGCGGAAGGGTTCGAAGGATCGTCAAGAAGGTTCCAAGAGGAATCGGGACGCCGAGAGGGTTGTAGGTGACTGAGCCGCCAGAAGGAGTCGGGTTGGTTCCTGTGGGAGGGTTAAAGGTGATCTGATAGTTCGACGAGCTAAGGCCCTGAATAAGAAGGGTGACGTTGCCGTTAAGATCAGTGAAGAAAACTTGGATATTCGCTGCTTCCTGCGTGGCGCTACCGCCAGGGAAGGCGAAGGTGAACGGAAAAGACGTCGTTACGGCGTTGCCAGAATAGATGATTTTGTTAAGCGTTGTGGAGACGGTCAATAGGTGTACTCCTCAATTATGATAATCCCAACCGCTCCGTTTCCGCCAGATTGTCCACCTGCGGCGCCGCCATTGCCACCAGTTCCCACCGTATACGTAGGAGTTCCAATTGGACTAAATACAAAAAATTCTACGAACTCTGCCGCGCCACCACCAGCTCCGGTGGCAGTCGCTGCAACACCTTGCCCGCCGCCCCCTCCTCCACCACCACCTGTATTAGCAACAGCAGCAACACCACTTGCTCCACTACCGCCTCCAGCGCCAAAACCCCCAAACGGATTACTACCTCCAACCCCACCCATTATTCCGACGGCTGTCGTATCATTAGCGCCACCACCTCCAGTACCTCCAGATTGTCTGAATATAAGTGTGCCAGTTCCATTCACCCCGCCAGTCCCGCCAGCTCCCCCTGCACCAGCCGTTGCAGCTCCACCATTTCCATGAATAGCAGTCCAAGAAGCAAAGGAAGTGTCAGTTCCAACCGCACCGTTATTTGTGTTCTGTGCTCCGCCGCCGCCGCCTCCGCCAGTCATTCGCACACGAATACGAATCGTACCAGCAGTAGGAGTATAAGTTAGAGCCGTACCTGTGGTGAAACGCTGAATAGTCGGCTGGCTAATTACAGCAAATGTATTACAACCAAATCCGGTATTGGTTGTCCAGGTCAGGCCCGAAGTTGCAGCGGAGCATGAGGAGACTGGAAGATCAGTTTCGGCCGTTGATGTAGCCGCACCCTTGATGGTGTTCTGCGTTGCCGCCGCGAGACTAGAATTAGGTAAAGATACAATCCGAGCATTAGGTATAGTCCCAGAAGAGATATTAGTAGCGTTAGTCGTATCAGTCGTTGCTGAAGCAGCAAAGGCTACGCCATTGGTCTTAGTGCATGTAGAAACAATCGAGGTCGAACCTGTGCCAGTGCAATCACCAGAAAGAGTAATCGTCTGATTGCCCACAAGAAAGTTTTGTAAAGCAACCCAAGCAGTGCTAGCGATTCGATTGGTATTATCAACCGTCGGAGGAGTATTAGTGATCGTGGCGAACTGAGCTTGCGCTGACGAAGCCAAAAGCAAAAGCGCGAGAACAAGCTTCTTCATTCCATCACCCCACAGGCAAGAAGTAAGAGTAACCTTGCGGCAGGCTACCGCCAGCATAGAGGTATTCGATCACGGTGATCTTAGCGCTAGCGCCAGAGCCGATCCCATTCCAAGCGGTGAGGCAAGCGTCACCAAAGACGTCGTACTTCTCTCCTGGGGACAAGCCTATCCCGTTCTCTGCGACCGCAGCGGTCGGACCTTGGACTAGATAGACGCTCTGCTGGCCTACAAGGTTCGGGTTGTGAAAGGTTATCTTGCGCCGTTGCGAGTTCTGCGAAGTGGCACCGATAACCTGAGTGCTAACAGTACCGACTAGCGTCGTGGTGATAGCCATTAGTAAGGCCTTGGCGGTCGAGGCTTAGGCTTAGGTTTCTGGGCCATTACACTACCCTCCGAGGGGAAAGCTGCTTGATAAGCTCCGCGTTCTGAACGGTGACTTGTGCCAACAATGCGAGAGTCTCCCCAAGAGTCTTCTGCATAGCCTCGAACTCAGGGCTGACGTAGCTTGATCTATCAGCGAGCTTCTCCATCATCGTGTCGGCGTAGGTCTTGCCTTCGGCGTAGAAGTCACCGCCGTCTTTCCATTTAAGCTCAGTCTTGGCCTTAGCGGTGATCTCGCGGGCTTCGTCGTCAAGCGGATGCATCCCAGGCGTCGGGAGGCCGATGAAGACAAGGTCCTTTACGTCGACCTTCTCGCCTTGGCAGACGACAATAGCTCCGTCGGCGATAGCGTTGCCGCCAAGGGTGATATCAATCCCAGACTTATGCGTCCAGCACGACGGGTCCTTCGGATCGAGGAACATCGGCACAGGATGCTTTCGGATCTTGCGTCGACCGGTCTCTCGATCAGTCTCTGCTTGCTCCCAAAAGCAGTCTTCGACTGGGAGGTAATGAGCCTCCGTCAATTGCCACCTAGCCATAGCTATCCCCCTTAAGTTTGTGAGAAGTAAACCATAATCTGCAACGTCGACGACGCAGCTCCAGTGGTGACCACACAGAGCTGGACTCCAATTGGTGTGCTTATCGAGGCGTAATTAGTATGATCCGCCGAAGGAGCGGTAGACGAAACGCTAAAGCCCGGAGTCATAGTCGTTGGAGTCGTGCAAGGCCCACCTTGGGTGCCAAACTCAAGCTGGAAGGTACCTGCGGTTGTACCAGACTCCGTAACGTGCCAACCGCAGATGTTGAAGCGAAGGCTAGCGTTGGCGGTAGCAAGAGAGGTAGTAACAGTTCCGGCAGTGCCAGTAAGCGTCTGCTGCGCGATCTGGTTGCACAGAATCGGATTGATCGGTCCGACCTGGGCTGGAGCCTCGGCCCAACAAAGACAAACAAGGAAGAGCGAGAGAAGAATCTTCTTCATATCAACCTCCAATCACTGCAAACCAAGTGGTCGTGGAAAGGTTCCAAAGCCATTTGTTACAAGTGATCGCCGCAAGAGTCGTCAAGGTCGTGCTATTGCCTGCGGCGGTGGTGATGCTCTGCCCTGTGTTAGCCGCGACAGTTACTGCGTTTGTGGCCCACGCGGAAGTGGTGACATTGCAGATGCCGATTATCTCACCGTCAAGGACCGCAGAGGTTGCAGGCATTGTGATGGTAATCGCAGTGCCATTGGTGACGTTGAAGAGAAGATCGCCACCATTAGCGACGCCGACGGTGCTTACGGTAGTGCCGGTAGGGTTGGCGCCACCAATTGTGAAGGAAGCCGTTGGAAAAGCCGCAAATAGCGCCGTGCTTCGCCCACTGCTAAGCCTTCCGGAAGTGATGAAGAAAGACGACCCACCAGGGCCGCCTTGCTGAGCGAGAATAGCTTCGCTGCCAATCGGACCGCCGAAGAGGCCGACTTGGGCTAAGGCTGCGCCTACTAAGGCGAGAGCCGCAGCTCCCACCAAGATATACCTTCGCATGAAAGCCTCCTTAGCTAATGCTAGTGCAAATATAGTCCCACACGGTATTAACCGCTGCCGTAGTAAGGACCAAGGTTGTCGTTGTGGTTGCCCACGAGAAAGTAGTCGCAGGGATTGCTCCTTGAGCGCCTACCAAGCAGTTCGGCGCGGTGACCCACGCTTGCCCAAAGGTCAAGGTGCATGAGGCAGGAGTGCCAGCGGTGATAGTTACTCGACCACCGAAGTCAGTGCCAACGTTCGTATTGGTACCACAAGCCGAGATAACCGGAGTAGCGCCAGTCGAGAGGAGATGCCGATTGTTTTGGATGTAAAGATTCTGGAGAGAATCAATTCCAAACGGCCCTCTCGCGTCTTGCGTAAGCTGGATCGAGCCGGTGATGATCTGCGCCGACACCAGCCCGCAAGCGAATAGCACCCCACAAGCGAAGGCAATACCAAGCTTCTTAAACATGCTCGTCTCCATCAGTTCGGGATGGTGATGCCCGGGACGTAACCCGAGAGATTGCCTGCGGCCGAAACGATCTGATCGACACGATCGAGAACCAAGAAGGCCGAAATTGCTCCGCCAGTGCCGGTGCCGGTGAGCACGTACTGAAGGCGAAGGAAGCGAGGGATCGCCACGCCAGGCTTCGGTCGAGGCCAGTCGATATCGAAGAGCCTAGCGCCAACAGTTCCACCAGCTTGGACAGCACCGCCAGTGACCATAGCGATAGCGTCACTCTGCGCATAGATCGTGAAGGTACCTGCCGCACCAGAGCCATTATCTGGCGCGCCAAGGGCTACGACTTGGAGTGTGGTCGTGCCTGCGGAGGTTGCCGCAGTAACGACTTCGACGAGAATCTTCATCGCCGGGTCGTCGCCGATGCCAATATCTCTTGCGCCGCCACCAGAGGCGAAGGAGGGGATCTGGCCTATGCCACCGACAAGGCCGAGGCCAAGATCGATGTCGTTGGTTGCGACCAAGGTCTGCGCGCCAACGCCGATCGATTGGGCAGAGCTGAATTGAAGAAGTGAGTCGAGGATCATATCAGGTTATCCTTGCTTCGTTGTTGAGGATCGCGTCGCAAGTGCGGATCGGAATTCCGCGGAAGGTTGTGATTGGCTTCCCGTCGAACTCTTCAATGCGAAGCAGGACGTTGGTCTTGTTCATCGCTTGAAGGTCGAGGTAAGTTCGAATCACTCGATTACAGTAGATAACCGTCCGCCCCATATTCGCTCGGACCTGCGGAGTGTCGGAGGTCTGAATCGTGGTCGCGGAGGCTGGCGCGGTAGGGAGCTTGTAGAGAGCGCGAACGAGAAAGTTGATCAGATTCGCAGCGCTGACGCCTGTAAGCTGGGTGACATCGATGTTGCCAATCCGAGCTACGTAGCGCCAGTCTCGAAGGACGTAGCCAATCTCCCACTTGAAGTGATCACGATAAGCCTGGAAGGTGTTGCCTGCGGAGTCAAGGACAGGCCACTCGCCCATGTCTCGATGCTGGAGACCAGTGATCTTACCCTTCGGGAAGGTCACGTGAGCGGTATCGTTGCCCCATACGTGGATCCAGAGAGAGAGATC